ACTGAGATCAGCAGCAGGAGCAGTGATTACAAAGTGCTCTTCTGGAATGAAGTCATCATCAATGGTAGAACCAAATCCACTATAGGTGGGAGTGTAGGTGGCATCAAATTTGAATTCAACAGTTGCTTCGTAAGTCATTGTTCTAAACAAATAGTGTTGGTAAAATCAACAGTGCGACAAAGAAGAATCAGTTTACCTTGCGGTCGTTCTAACCTGTCAACCAGTACAAAGAAGTTTGTCGTTGCAATGATAACATTGATCAGCAGCAAATACAACTGACCACGCTTCTTTAATGCTTCTATTGTCTTGGGGGGATCAAACCACTTCATGAGGATTAATAAAGTATTCGTTGGCGAAGAACTCTTCCTTGCTATTATACTCCCTAAACTGAGGATCTGGTGGCATCAGTTCAATGTACTTCTCCCATGCAACTTCTGCCTCTGCTCGCTTCATTGCAACACGGAGTTTATATCCTTCGTCAGCATATGCATTGGAGAACATGGGCAATCCATCATCAGACAATACAATACCCTTAAAGTATTCGTATGTCTCCTTATCCAGCTCTATGACATACTTCATGCTGGTCCCTCACTGATAAACTCAACATTCATGATCCTAGGAACTGTCTCCATCAAAATGTTAATCAATTCATCAGCACTACATGCCACTGGAACTGACTTCTCTTCAATCCTACCATCAAGATAGGTTAATCGTACAGTGATACGCTTCATGATGCATACTCCCAATCGTGGTGTTACTTGATTTCGCCTTCTGCAATCAATCCCATGACTTCACGGGCAGTTGCAGCAAAGTTGATGTGGTCCTCAAGACCCTCTTTAGCATACACATCAAACACAGCGGTTTGACGATATGTGTCAACAATCAAAGCACATGCATCATACAATGCTGCAAGATGATGTTGTTTGGATGGGAAGGAGAGAGTCACTGGTCTTTTGTGTTGATGCTCATAGTATAGAGTGGATCAGGCGTTGCGGATCTCACCTTTGACCACTACGTCAGCTGGCACACGGGAGATGGTGTAGCGACGGATCTGCTGCGAGAACGGTCGCCATGCATCAACAGTCTCGTTGACGATGCGGTTATGCTGACGATCCATGCCCTTGGCAGTCTTGCACTTGCCACACTTGCGGAAGTACACGATGGGGTGCTGGGGAGCGTCCACGGTGTCGATCTCGATCTTGTAGTAGGAGTGCTTGACGATGGTGGTGTCGGCAATCATTTGAGGAATCCAGTGTTTTTGAGCACCGTGATCAGGTGCATGTTGCCATGATAGTACCCTGCGACGATAATTGCAATAGCAAAAACGAAGCAAAGTGCGATGGGGATCAACCCAGCACCATTTTTAGGTCCTGGGAGTTTAATTCCCATAATATGCCTTGTAGTATGCCACGATACCACTTGTGGTCGCGTTACCCTGAGATACCCAGTCGTGAACGCACTCGTAGATACTTTGGTTTGAATAGCGCGGTGAACCGTCAGAACACAGTTCAGATCCGAACTTCTTCAGTAGAATGTTCAGTCCCTGTGTTCTAACGTCCATGCGCTCATCGCTGTAGCGCCAATCTTCAGTACTCATTTAGCAGGTCCTGGGGTAGTTCTTCAACTGGCCACTGCTCTTCAAGCAGGTTCTCCAGTTCTTCATCACGATCAAGAACCAGAGTGCGGAATTGGAACTCGTTGTGATCTTCAAACATGCCATTCATGGTGGTAAAGGTGTACTCAGTCTTGAATGTTGAATCGGTCATAACCAACCGACTCATTGTAACGCTTCAGCATCTCCTTAAGAGTTTTGCCTGTGCGGTCGAACGACTTTACAATGGTCTTGTTCTCCTTGTCAAGGAACACAATCTGACCATGCAGACCCATGGCAGATGCAATAGGATCCTTACGGAACGGTTGCATACTGCGAGCAGCAACACGACGATCAAACACTTTAGATTGACCATCTACAGTGTAAGATATCAGATACTCCTCAAGAACAGGAGCAATCTCCTCTTCAGTAAAGGGGATACGCTCATTCTTAGTCTGTTGAGCGTTCAGAGCATCCTCAATCAGTTTTTTACCCGTGCGGAAGAGAATACGATCCTCACGGTCAAGATTGAACAAACCAAATGCCTCAACGTAGGATAGATTCTCCTCGTAGAAGGCAATAGCAGCAGAGTGCGTGGCGGTGGTCATGTGTGGTGTGTTGACTACCCTTATAGTATATGTGCCCTGAGAGACCCCTGCAAGCGCCTGTGTGCCACTTATTTAACTGGTTAGGTAAGATCCTCTAGTTCGTCAGCAATTTGGAATAATTCCCGTGCAGTCTTCAAATTCATGGTAGAACACTCATCTACCAGTGCGCGAACGAATCCACCCAGTGATCGAACACCAATCTTTGCCTTCTTCTCATGAGTGGTAACCATCAAAGCGTGCATTTGCTTCAGGTATTCATTTTCTAATCTTCTTGCTCTATCAGACATGTCAACTTACAACCTCAAACGAACGGGGGTCTGGATTCTCAAGTGGAACAAACTTATCAGTGATAAAACTGCCTCCAAGAGATGCAGTTTGATTAAATTCACCAAGATCGGTTTGAATTGCTGCAATTCCACCTTCAGGATGTCCTTGCATCCAATACATTGGATAAATCACTTTTTTGGGATTACCCAGTGTAGCACCCCAAAGACTAAATGTACTATTTGCCATAATAACGTAATCACACATACTCATCAAGCACAAGTCGTATGATGCATTATATGACTTGGATTTAATCTTTTGTCTGTATGTAGGATGCAGTTGTGATGATAGTTCTTTGATTGTGGTCTTCAACTGATCCATTGTATATCCATTAGTATCCGCAGCAAACTCTTGAAGTTCATTGTGTGCCATTTTGGTAAGACCATTCATATAATTGAATTGTGTGTACTTACCATCGTTATCAACTAAACGATCTAACTCTTGACCAACGTCACAATTAATCAATTCATTGTCATTGTATAAGTCAGTGATAAAAGTGAATCGTGTTGGATTACTGGCAATTAATTGATTATCTGCAATGACACTATCCTTATCATTGGTAAAGATAAGAACAGGAATATCATCAGGGAGTTGATCAAGTGCCGCAGAATAGTAATCATTACCACATACAAACATGCCACTACTCAATTCCAGGAAATCACCTCTGCGAATATGCATAGCAATGACTTCACCATCAAACTGGTCTCTAAATGCACGACACTTATCTACAATATCCTGCCTAAATTTTAAAGACTCCACAATGCTATCAGTGTGCTCTGATGCAATATTTGCTGGAGTTGGATATACAAACAATCTGGATTTATCTTTTACACTATCTTTAATTTGTGCATATCCCGCTTCATCATCTAATTCTAAATCCACATACTCTGTTGAATCACCGTCATCAATTACAAATGCTGTACTTTGTGGATCAAATGTGTTGCGGAACAGATTAAAGTCCTTACTTGTAATAGACCAATTATAGTCAGTGTCTGTTGCAAGAGATATCATTAAAACATATGCAGAGATCTGACAACCCAGACCACTACCACTCGTACTGTATTCTTGTTGATATCTAATCATCAGAAGTAAAGCTCCCAAGTATCATTAACTTTAACACCATGTCCTTGCAAGGTGATACGCTTATCGTGCAAACCAAGATTAAATCCTGGGGACATTTGATGCTTCAATGCACCAATCCAATAGAACATTTTACCAGGAATATAAGGAATCACCGCATCTGGTGGTCCATATCCACCATACTCAAGAGACTTGACGTGATTACTATAATCGTCACCCAAGTCGTAGCATTTGAGAGAATCCTCTTCCCATGTACTCAAACCAGCACCAGTCTCAGGTGCAGTGAGGCACAAAGTAAATGACAAAGTATTAGTAAGATCTACAGTTGCACCACTCTTCTCATAATCAGACCAAAGACCTTGATGAGACAAATGCTGCTCATCATAATGAATTGTAGCACATGGACGCTCAAGATATTCTTTACTTGCAGGTTTTGGTTCTTGCTCTGGTTTTGCACCAAAGATATGGAATCCAGGTGGTGCAAGATCACCACTTATTCTACATGGACCAATGGCATCATATAGATGATATTCAATCACACCATACAACCATTCAAAATATTCCTTCATCATTGGAGATGCTTCTTCCTTGATCATCTCATAGATCATAGGATCATCCATGTATGTGGCAGCACCAATGGTATGGAAGTCAATCGGATTGTCCTCATCAGGAGCAAACTTCTTCTCTTTACCACTATAGATGCCACGGGGAATCCACCACTCTTGCAACAAATCAATGCGCTCAAGAGTGTTATCAATCCCTTCCTGATCTAGAACATCTAAAATGCCTGATGTAATCATTCTCGTCTCCTGTTCTTCACATATTCAAGTTCTTCCCATTTGTCTGGGAAGCATAATACCAAACAATGTGTCTTCTTATGTATGGGGCAATCAGCGATGTTCTCCTCATCCTTACACTTGACACCAATCTCTATTGTTATGTAATGCTCGGATACAAAATAAACCCACCCCTGTAAGGGATGGGGTGTCGTATTCCAGATTACATAATCATCGACACGCGGACTATAGAGCATTGGTCATATCAGAGATGAAGAGATACTCAGTTGGTTCTTCGCCATTAATGACGAATTCTTCAAAGATAGCGTCTGCATCATTGAAGCGACTGTTCTCTACCAGATCACCGAGTCGTCCCATATAGAACTCCTCAATCTCTAGCATAGACTCATCATGCTTTGGGTCGGTCGAATTCATTTAAAAACTCCTGAATGTTCTTCATCTCAGTGACAATCTTCTCCAGTTGTGATTGGAGATGCTGCATACGATCTTTTTGTGATTTGACGAATTGTGGATCCAACGTAGTGATGTTCATGTTGTGAACTCCTCTACAATACCAGAGACAACACTCTCTTCATCAAGTTTGTAAACTTGAGCATTGGTGATATTCTCACGAAGATCGCCATAGTATTGCATATTGAAGTCGGAACTGTCTGCTGCTGTGATCAGATCAAAACACTCTTCATCATTGTCAGCGATCACATTCCAGATACCACCGTATTCGGATTGTGGGAAGGGAACGTAGTGCTCAACGATGTAAAGATACTTAGATGCCATTGCTCGGTGATTAGACTCCTTGATTTTAATTTATAAAGGTCAGAGTGTCAAGTGTCACTCGGACAGGGGACTGCCATTGCGCCAAGCGAGCACAACTTGCTCGTAGATGTACTCGTTGTACTCATCAGGTACGCTGAGATCGATCATCTCTTCGTCCTCGATGATGTTGAGTTCAGAGTTGACTTGATCTTCAAACATGGGATTCTCCATGGGGTCGGTGAGAGAGGCGGAGATCTGTTTGTCGATCCCTCTTACTGTTTTGCCTCTCTGTGTGTTTGTGTCGGGTCTCCCCTCCACTCCTTCATTATACATGGTGTGGTCGCCGCGGCCAAGTGATTGTGACACTTATAACCCCGCCCACACCCTACCACTGTCACACATGAACTTGAGAAGATGATCCCTCTCGCCCGCATGTGCCTCAATCTCATGTGGTGCATTCATGTCACCACTGACCTGGCGTCCCTTGTAGCAAAGTGTGCCTTGCTTCAAGGTAAGATCACCATCGATCCACTGTCCTACATGAATAAGTTCATGCACCAATGTCTCTGCATAGGTTCTCTTATCCAGATTAGATTGGATCTCAATCAGGAACGTGCGTGGTTTACGCTCCTTCTCCATGATGTCACACCAACCATAGACACCCTCGCGCTTCATGCCACGATGGTTCACAGTGATGTCAATCTTATGTCGTGGGTAGAATGATTTGGCAAACCACCAAAGTATATCCTCACAGAGATGCTTTGGATAACCATACCCACTTGTCTCAAAATAGAGCATTGATCGCTACCGTGGTAACTCTTGTGCCCCATTGTAGCATCCACATGAAGGATGCTACAAAGATTAGTTTCTGTGTAGTAGTCATCTCATCGCGCAAAGAAGTAGAAGAATGGGAACGCAACAAGACCAAGAATAGCACCAAAGGCAATGGGTGCTGGTGCCAATGCCACCAAATATACAAGAGCGGCGAGTGCAGGAACGATTGAGGCAACAAGCAGGGAACGCTTGATTGCTCTACGCATACGTTTTTTCATGATTCAGCGGATGTAAAGGTAGCTACCTGCCCAGTCTGCATTGTCGAACAACCATTCACGTTGTTCAATGATGCGAAGATCAAAGCGAACACCCTTGGCAGGTGCCTTGTAGGATGCTGCTTTGTAGACCTCACCAGTCTTCTTGTCCACAAATGCATGAACAGATCGGGACTGAGATCCAGTCTCCATCAGAATCTTGTGATACTTACGACCAGTCTCAACAGAGAATGTGTAAGGATCAGACTTGGGATGACGCTGCTTAAAGTTCTGCTCCAAGGCACGGCACAGAGAATGAGTGTGCTTGAGGACAGCAGCGGCAATGTCTTCACGCGCTTGCTGGGTCTCTTTGTACTCAATGAATGTGGAACGCATGGTGGATGTCTGAACTGATCTAATAATAAAGGGTTGCCAGCGTCCTGGCAACCCCCTTGTGACAGTTATTCAGTTGTCTGTGGGCGGTGCGTTAGGGTAGTGCAGGTGACAGGAGTGCCCAACTAAAAAGAGAGGTTAAAGTTCCAATTAAAAAGGTGGCGATAGTGTAATTCATAGTCCATCCTCCTTAAAGTACACAACTATTTAACATTTTATTGTATCATTGTGATACAAAAAGTGTTAGATGATACTCATATGAGGTCAAATGTATCCCATTCCTGACAAAATAGCACGACGAGCACCCATGGCAACAATCTGATTGGGGAAGGTGCCGATCTTGATCCAATCTTCCCTCCAGTACAGTGCCCAGGAGGTGCTACCCATCACCTGCTTAACGACGATGGGGTTGTCAATGCCAAGGGGATAAGACATGGTGTCTTGTGCGTTACCCCCATATCATAGCAGATTACGCTTCAGTTGGGACGGATTTAAGATGAGGTTTTGGTTTTACATCATCCAATGGACCATAGTATCCCATCTTGAATAGGATGCTCATTTGCTTGTCATACTGCTTTTTAAAATACAGAGCATCATCTTTTATCATTTTAATGATACTATCATAGGTAACATCAGCAGTAATGTCATCATCAAGCGTCCACTCAGAGATTGCACTCTGCAAACGCTGTTTACGTTGTTCTGCGTAACTCGTGGTCAATTGCTCATCAGAAGATTCATACATTGTTTTCTTTGGTCTCCTTGGCATATTCTATCACATACTTCTTGTGTCTGGTAGTTCTGTCAGAACACTCATAATGTTTTAACACACCACCAAGTTGATCTGCAAGAATGCGAAGAAGTTGTTCAGTATCACTCATCGAACGTCATGTCCTCCAAACATAGATCTCATTCCATTCAAAATCTTGGCTGCGAAAGCACCAAGACGGCGCGACTCAAAACGTGCCCACAACGCACTGCTGATGACAGGAGCGGGTACGCCAAGATCCACAGCAGAGTGAACCGTCCAACGACCCTCACCAGAGTCTGATACTCCACCATCGAACTTGCTAAGCTCTCGATCGCTGCGTAAAACATCAGCGGTAAGGTCAAGTAACCAAGAACCAACCACGCTACCACGACGCCATAACTCAGCAACCTTAGCAACGTTAATATCGTACTGATAATCGGCAGGGTTGTCCATTGGGGCGACCTCTGCGTCTCCTGCTTTGACGTACTTGGCACCTGCGTTTGCTTCATGTAGGATGTTGAATCCTTCAGCATATGCCTGCATGATACCATACTCTACGCCATTATGCACCATCTTTACGAAGTGACCAGCGCCTGGACCACCGCAATGCATCCATCCATATTCCTCTGGATACCAGGTAAAGTTGCTGTCAGGTTGAGTCCTGGGGGCAGACTTGATGCCTGGGGCGAGGGCATCAAAAATGCTTTGACAAGTGGCGACCGCATAATCTCCGCCACCAACCATAAGACAATATCCACGCTCCAGACCGTAAACACCACCGCTAGTGCCACAGTCAATATACGCGATGCCAAGTTTTGCAAGGCGCTCTGCTCTTTTCCGACTGTCCTTAAAATTGCTATTGCCATGATCAATAATAATATCGCCTTCACGACAATATCGTAGTAGCTCATTGAGTGTCTCCTCTACAGTTTCTGCTGGAACTACCATCATGAAGACGCCAGGTTGATAAACAGTCTCACCTGACTTCTCGCCATAAATTGATTTTCCTTCATGTACTACTTGAACAAGGCTTTCCAGAGAAGTGGTACATCCACTGATATAACCCTTTTCAAATTGTTCTTGAGCTTTTGCATAATTATTTCTATAACCGTGTACTTCGTGACCTGCTTTAATGAGACGACGGGACATACCTTCTCCCATTCGTCCAAGTCCAATCATTCCTACTTTCATAGTCACCTTTTGGTTCAGTCTATCTATAAAGAATCAATTAAAAATTGGGGTTACTGTCATGATTCGTTGACGATATTCCTCACGAACCGCCTTCATAATGTGCTTTGGAGTGCCATAGTAACCCATATGCATCCAAACACAGTCAATATAACGAAGATCTTCACGATCTGCATCAAGTGTGAACTCGTCACAATATTCAATAATGTCAGGAGGAACCTCCACCTGCTTCCAAGTGTTAGGTTCCTCAATATAAAATGGTATCATTAGTACATGCCATTAGAAGTAAGTCCTGGTGAATCACTGGACCAAAAGTCTTCCCAATCATCTTCAGTTGCTTCACTGATGTTGCTCATGCCATTCTCAATAGCAACAATGATGTCTGAATACTCTTGATACCACTTAGTACCGCACATCTCATGCCTTTGATGCTGTTTAAGAGAACCAAGGATGAGTTTCCATTGACGCTTGTCGAACTTTGGAATCATTTGATTTGCCCTTTGCGATACAAGTCTAACATATGTATCCAATTGAGCAACCCTTAGTCCTCAATCTTCATATTTGCTATAGATGCGATAGTCTCCTTCTGTTTGAGGAACAGTTTGACATATGATTTTGCTACCTTCCGCAGCATCTTCACATCCTCAATGCTGTCAATCTCACGGGCAACCTTCTCATATTCAAAAGATTTGCCCATACTCTCCAGTTTTATGTCGTCAGGATTCATGATTAGTCTTGTTAAAAGGATCGTTCTCGTAGTATGATTCCCATTCAGAAGGTCTCCAAGAATTTACATCCTCACGAATGTCTTCGATCTTCTTCTCAATTTCCTTGAGTCTAAGTTCAATGCGCTCCCAGGGTTGCATATCTACTCACATGGTATACGTCCCATTATAAAACCCCCCTGACCAAAAGTCAAGGGGGCGATTGACATAAAGATTTTAATGTATGATCAAATGAGTTTAGAATCTAGTGTCCTATCAGCTAGAATCTGTTTGCAGATCCTCTTGCAAGTAGGCTGATCGTCGTCACACTCAATCAAACATTCATAGTAGTCATTGATTGCATCCTCCATTGCATTTGCACGTTCAACAGTCTCCTCAAATTCTCTCCATCCTGATAGTTGATTGTAAGAAATTAGGTTATGCATGGTTTTTTACCTCACGCATGGACAAATAGATGATTCATAATGTAGGTAACATCATTACATGGCGACCTCCTAAGTCATATCCATATTCTACACTATGTAGACACTTTTGTGTTAATTCACTAACATTTGTAAATTATTTGCACTTCGTAATATGAGTTAATACTTCTACAACTCCGTCACGAAACAAAACTCTAACTTCTGGGAATGGTGCATACTTACAGTCCCAAACCTCAGGATATACTGTGATCAAACCATTGTATCGAAATGGCGAACACTTACCATGATTACCATTCTTCACCCATTTAAACTTTAGTGGATGCTCCTGATCTTCACAGAAGTCATGAGTGCCATCACAATTAAGAACCCAGAACTGTCCTGCAGGATCTAACCAATACACACTCATTGTTGGTGTATTGTATATGCCCTTTGTCTGCAACTTCTTCCCATTGAACCCTGGTCCCATATCATAATGATTTATGATAGTGTCATACATTCCCATACTAAACTTCCCCATTAATCAGGATCTTTATTTAAATAATACCCTCTCCAATCACACAATCGTATGCAATCATCAAGGTCCCAGTGTACATTCTTGTCTGCGTTTTTACCCTTTACTCTATGTACTCTGGATGTGGTAAAGTCTACAAAGGCATGAGGAGTCAGTTCAAGATCCTCATTAATCATACTTACTTTGAAGTATTTTTTGTTGCGCTTCTCACAATCAATAACAAATAGACCAATGTCTAGGTTATTATCAAGTTCTCTACGCGCAAACTTTGTCTCAAGCGTGACACCCTGAGTCTCTTCAATCCTGTTGATACGCCAGTAGTTCTCTCTTCTATAGTCATTAGTAAGGGCGAGGCATAATAACCCCACCTTGTTTAAGACTTTTCTTTTTTGATCATCCCATTCCATAGATCACTATCGTAATATAGTATCTATGCAGACTTTTCCCATACTTCTTTGTATTTAAAGTTCTCCTTCAAATCAAAGTACATACGATGATTCTCTGTTTGGACGTAGTAACCAGTCAGATCCTTACCATCATCAGTCCAACCATAACCAATGACACGCTCATCAATATCTTGCAGATCCAATTTTCTAGGAGTATGAAGATAGTGGTTGAATTTTTGATGAAGATTGACTGGCATGGGCACCTCTGTCGTGTGTTCATATTATAACAGTATCTATAAGAGGTGCCAGATTTCTTTGGGATCGCTTAATTATTCACCAATATCGGTCAATGGACCCCACCTACCAGAATCACCATCCTTACGATTATCCAACTTATCAAAGATATCCTCAATAGTGGTAAGATTCTCAATGTTAGCAATCATCTCAGCAATTCCTTTGCACACATGTGGTTTTTCACCACGAGCAGCAAATGCTAGAGCGTTGCGAAGTGATGCGCTTGCATCCTCAAGAGATTCTTTTACAGATTCGGACAATGCCATCAATTAACTCCATTTTTTACTATTATAGCATCAAGTAAACCAAGTTACAATAGAGTAACGTGTTCCTTCCATAACATCCATGATCTGATGCGGATACATGAAATTAGCAGGGAATAGTATTACACTACCTACACCTGCTCTGATCTGCACTTCTTTATTGAAGAATGCCATACTACCACCTTCATAGTCATCATTTAGATTGATAGACATGGCAACGGTTCTTGGTTGTTCCTTGAAACTATCAGTATGTTCTCTATAAAATCCACCTTTTTGATAGCGCAGCAGGTCGTAACCACTATCAGACTTCAAGAAGCAGGCAGGGAAGTCTTTGATATACATCTGAGCTGCTTCATTTGCCTTCTTGAAGATCATCTTATCGATCATATCACGATGCAATCTATTCTTATTGATGATCCGTGGCGTAGAGATGGATATAATGTCACAGTTACGAACACTAGGATTCTGTGTATTATTAGAACTAACGCCTGCAGGTAACCAATGCTCACAATCCTGATACTCATCAAGAATCATCTCACACTCTTCTGGTGTGAAAATGTTGTCATAAACTTTTATATACTCTAGCAACTTATTCTCACCAGAGATTGTTGTAGTAGTCTTAATCAAGTCTTCTTTGTATCGATGATCCTTATCAAAGTAATATTTGAAGCATGGACCATGTGACCTAACATAGTGTAAGAATACTTGCGTACAAGACTCTCCTTTAAAAGCATCTCTACCATGCTCACCATCCATGCCCAGATACAACATGGCATCGCCTGGATTCAAATCAACAGACTTCTTCTCACCTGAAGGCGTATAGATCCAAATAGTCCAAACTTCATCACACTCTAAGTTAATAGTGAGTGATATCTCACATTGTGGTTTATCTACATGACCTACAAGAATATTACCATTCTTATACTGTCTGGCATAAGAGTACGTTGGTAATACAGACTCTCCAACCATGTCACATACATGCTGGTTCTTTTCAACCAACAGTTCAATGAATGGTTTAAATTCATACTTTGCAGAACTCCCAAAGACTTGAGGGTCACTTGGGAGTTCATGAGTATTGCAATACTCCTTAAATTGTTTTGCTAAACTATCTGCTCTTTCTTTAGATATAAAATTAGGAACAATGATGTAATTGTTGTCAATCAGTTGTTGATTCATTATCAGGGATTGAGGCGTCAGGGACTTCAGACTCTTCCTCTGCGATCAGTTCTTCGATCTCAGAGACGACTTGCTCCGTGCTGTCTTCTTCAAATAATAACTCAAGACTGAACTCACTGTCAAGCATACTCATGTCAATATCATCAAATTCACTCACAGTGTTGAGAGCAACCTCATCTTCTTCTACATTAACATCATCTTCTTCATACTCAATGAGTGGTTGAGATGCAATACTCTTAACAGTCTCAGCATCTACCACCGTTGCCTCTTCAACTTCAAACATAGACTCATCTACAGAATCATCAAACAATGATGGATCAACATTACCATCAAATACTGTTAGATTCTCATATCCTGCTTCAAATTCAAAAGATCTTTCACTCTCACCGAGATTCTCTTTGATTCTTTGTTCACCATAGAATAAGTTTTCGTGTGCCTCAGCAACACGTTGATGAACTCTTTCCATTTGTGAATCATGATCAGCAGTCATGCCACGAAGATTAGCTTCATGCCTCTTCTGCATCTCCTCCATTTGACCTTCTAATTCTGCCATTGCCTCTTGCCAAGACAATGCCTGCTTCTTCTCTTCTTCTTCTCTCTTAAGTCTCTCTTGCGTCTGACGCTCCTTCTCTTCATTAAAATGATCAACATATCGGTCAATCATCGCACGAGTCGCAGGAGTATTAGCAACAGCACCAGAGTCATACTCTACTTCACCAACACCATCTTCAGTACCATCATCCTTCCACTGAATTGCCCATAGATGTTCGATATCAGCAAATGGCCAATTCTCTTCAGTAAAGAAGATTCCTAGTCCATCAATATTAATATACTTATCTGCCTCAATTAAGGTAAACTTCTTCATTCTTCTACCTCTTTTACATCTGCTGGGATTACTTTTTGATCTCTTGCCTGACTCAGCATCTGTGCTGCAGCAGATAAGACATCAATGTTAGTTGAATTTGCTTTCACCATCTCATTCCTAAAAGACTCCACACCAGCACTTGTTGAACGTTGCTGCTGAGAGTTCTCAATGAGTAACATGGGCATCCATGTAATCGCACATCCCCATTCATCTACAGGTTCACCTGTTTGTGGATTAGTTCCTCTGATTTGAGTATACCAAGAACATTCAAGTCCCTTACAGTCCTCGCCAATCAAAGGACAAAAATTACCAGGTCTAATTTGTGCCATAACGAATCACTTTGTTAATTTAGTATACCATATTTAGTTCAGCGTACAAACAATAACATCGACGTATTGAACGCCGAGGTCTATTCCATCGTTGAATGCAGTATTAATCGTTGTTGATCCACTGAATGGGTGATTGTGTGCTCCACCACCACTTGACTCATTCATAGTTCCTGTGGCAAGATTACCAGAGACAGTACGAGCACCAGTGTTACTAAATGGTGTAGCGTTAGCACCACCAGTAGGACCATAAATTGATGGGTGAACGTGATCTGGCAGTTCTGTTATTGACAGAGTATGGTTACCAATGAATTGACCAGCACCAGGAGGAATCTCTACTGGTAATGTAGTATTGATGCCAACGTTTATATTACCACTACTGGAACTTAAAGCAGTAACAAATGAAGTACTACCACCAGTTCCGCCACCAGTACCAGATACAACCCTCAATGCTCTATCACCATATGTGGTATCTTGGGTCCACCCAACTGGTGCAGTCGCTTGGAAGAATAACTTCTTAGTCCCTGCAGGATACATCCAATAGTAGGAATCTATCTTATTATTTGGGTCCAGCAGATCGAATAGAACCCCATTGCCTGTTAAACGTGCCATATCAAGCGAACGAGCAGATGATTACATCGATATACTGAATTCTCAGGTCAATATTACCTGATCCAGTAGCAGTAAGACTAACCTGTCCAGAGAATGGGTGATCGTGCGCCTGACCAATACCACCAGGAGATAGAACACCACCAGTATTGTTAGAACCTGGGGTTCTAAAACTACTACCACCACTAGATGCGTTTGCAGTTCCACCCATATTAGAGTTGTGAGTGTGATCTGGAATCTCAGAAGTAGTCAGAGTGTGACCACCAACAGTACCAGTTACAGGTGCAGTAGTGTTAAAGTTGACAGTAATGTTTGAATTCGAGGAAGGGAATACTGTGCTGAAGTTACTACCACCCGCACCAGAAGTTCCACCAAATCCAAATCCACCGCCAGCACCACTAACTAAGCGCAACGCCTTATCATTATGAGCAGTTACCTGAGTCCACCCAGTTGGTGCTGCTGCCTGATAGAATACACTTACAGTATTTTGTGCTAATACGGAATACTTAGAAGATAATGATGTACCATCACTAAAAGTAACCCCAGTGGCGGTTAATTGTGCTGCCATCTTACAACCATACTTCCTTTATTTACTTATTTATCAAGTACATTTAATCCAGAATCCATCATCAGTGAACTCCCAACCATCTGCAAGAACTGCTTGATAGTTCTCATATTTATCTTTTAACCCATCAGGTACAAAAGGTGGCCACTGCTCTCTGTAGAATTGCTGTGTCCATCCATCATTATATGGGGATGTTGCCTGCACCTCATTCATGAGATCAGGGTAGATCTGACGACGTGGTTCATCACTACCCATCTCACGAACATAAACTGTCTTGCCACCATCAGGTGACTCATAGATTTTAGCAGTCATTGTCCTTATTAAACTGTTTACGACACTTCTTCACTTCTTTGAGTTCATCCTTGATTTGTTGGTAGGCATCCTCAGCAGTGATCTTTCGTGCAAATTCCATAGCACAGATGACTTCAACACGGGTGCCAAAGTGTTTCAGTGCTTCTTCAAAACAATTTAGTTCTTCATACATTGTTCAGTGCCTCAAGAGATGCTTCATAATCGCGCTGGAAGATAGCAAGTCCCTCACGAGTCAACACGCTGTCATACATTGCATTGAACACTTTGGTTGGCATGGTAACAATGTCAGAACCATACATGAAGCAACGAGAGACATGATGTACATCACGCAGAGATGCAGCAAGAACCTCAGTCTTCATGCCATGAACAGTCCTAGTAGTAGCAATAGCACGTACAAGCTCAACACCACTAAAACTATTGTCATTACAACGCCCAACAAAGGGAGACAGATAAGTGGCACCTGCCTTCATTGCCATACATGCTTGTGCAACAGAGAAGACAAGAGTGACGTTAGTCTTGATACCCAATTTAGTCAAATCTTTGCAGACCATAAGACCATCTGGGGTGCAGGGGAGTTTGATAGTAGCAGCAGTGCCAAACTTCTCAGCAAGGCGAACACCATCACTATACATCTCACCCACAGTGCCAACAACTTCCATGCTGACATCAGGTACACCAATATCAATCATCTCCTGATATACTTCCTCAGGATCACGACCCGCCTTGCGAATCAGGGAAGGGTTAGTAGTAACACCATCAACAAGTCCAGTCGCAAAATATTTACGGACTTCTTCAGTATCTGCGGTGTCAAGAAAGATTTTCATTTGTCTTCTAGAGAATAATTCTCCCCCAAATTATACGTGTGGGGGTGATGTTTGTCAATTTGTGCTTGAAGTCTGTTCTCAAGTTCATACAAATCATTGATTAAACTGATTCGTTCTAACTCAAGATACTTTACACGCTCTTCAAGTTCTTCTACTTTATCCTGAATATCATTGAGAGGTGCCTGTTCTTTAATTCCCCACTTCTCAAGAAACCAGTATGGATTTTGTTTCATAACACTCCAACAGATTTTAGATAGTTACGATATGCCATATATCTTCTTAGACTTGGTTGATTTGGTGCATCTAATTGATGGCATATCTCACAGTAACATAACCATTCATACCATGGTGTAGTAGGATCTAACTCATGGTATGGGTAATCACTTGTAGATGAATGGGTCACGGTTTTTATTCCTAAACCTTTGGATAAAATCTCTGACCTTATTAATTAGTTTCCTCATCGCCACTTCCTCATAGGTTGGTGATCCTTCATACCATCATGGTTACCATCACCTGGCAGTTTACCATATGCAAGATACTCTACTGCTTGAAGAGATCCAACAAGACGATTCAAATCTTCTTGAATTTTTACATACTCATCATATGCTTCTTTCAATTCCCCTGCTCTGGCACGAAGTTGAAAAATTCTTTTAGTGAACCGTTCAATCAGTTGTTCATAATTCTCAGTTGGTTTCATAGTTTACCTCCAACAACCCCACTATTTACAACACGAGTGTACTCATCAAGAGTTCCTTCTTGCAATGCTTTAAGATGCCAACGAGTCACATTGAGAACAGTATCATATTCCATTCCAGTGATAAAGTGTTGACCCAAGGGATTTTTTAGAATGCTGGTATGCATACCAAAGCGAGTCTTCTTAATATAGAATGCATCATCAATCCACTCTACATCTTCAGGAATATCCTTCTCAACAGTCCCACCAAAGGAATCTTGAAGGCGTGGTTTACGCACTTCGGTCTCAGTCTTCTGTTCCGTCATCAGTTTTCTTGTTAAATCCAAAAGGTGTTGCCTGTTCTTCCTTCTCTGCACGGAGTTTATGTGCAAGAGTGCAGACTGTTTCCATCACTTTAAGTGTATCTTCAGTATTAGATCCCTCTGGCATGTTACGATGAACAATATCAAACAGAGGGAAGAACTGATCTACAGCTTCTGCTACTTCTTCAGGAGTCAGTGGTGCGTTGCTCATCTTTATACGGGTGTGGTTTGATAATACGGTTTTCTGCAGAGGTCTTGTGGAGTTGTTTAATTGCAGCAACAACCTCAGGAGTCTCATCCCACTCCCAGGTCTCTCCACCTTTACCAGTAAAAGTTCGTTTAGTCATTGTTCTCTCCTGACTGTCTGAATTTTATCACATATCTAGTGATTGTGCAATCTTCTTCGCAATTATTTCATTAGTAACGATACCAGAGTGTACTAAGTCCCTGGCAGTATCTACTTGCTTGATGTAATCACAATCTATTGCCTTCCTATTTGATGGATAGAGTGTAAAATCATAGTATTTTGTGCTGCTCCACATCATCTGTGCAGTCAACCTTGTCATCCTTAGATGCTCTTCATTATGATGATCAAACCTTCTCCATGCTTTACCAAGTCCACCAATATCTTCCTTCCACTGACCGCAATGAACCACAGAATCGTTCAAATATAGTGGACATCTTTGGGATGCAGACCATGAGAACACCACTGCAAGTGGTTCAGGGTATAATGCCTTCAATTTAGCAGAGTTATGTAGAGAAAACATAGGAGATGATCCAGGTGCTCCCATGTTGATAACTGGTCGTCCAGTTATCCCACTTAACTGTGCAGCAATGGTTGAACTTAACTCACATCCAACACCAAAGACGTAAGAACATCCAAACAAAACAATACACTTGTGCCATGGAATACGATCAAACTCTTGAGTTCTATATCCCATAGAATTCAACCGATAACTTACACCAATGTTCCTATACCTCCAACTAGCTGGTTGTGACTTAGCGTTCTTTATAAACAGTTCCTTACTGTCTTGATCAAACCAAGAACCACTTTTATCAGGTCTATCCTCAAGTTCGTAAATGTTCATTGAAATACTTTTATACCATGTGTATCAGACCAAACCTTGGCATCATGCTCATCATTAACTATTGGTTGTCCCTTAATATTTAAACTGGTATTAAGAAGAACTGGGTGACCAGATACTTTACCCCAACGAAGCAGTAAATCATGCAATCTTGGTGCATCAGACTTCTTCACTGTCTGCACTCTACTAGTCCCATCAACATGCACCACTCCAGGTAATAACTCTGGCATCTTACACTTGACAGTATACTGCATAAATGGACTCTCCACCATGTCATCATGCATATCAAAATACTTTGAAGCATATTCAATTGGAACCACTGGTGAGAATGGTCGGAACGACTGTCTATGTTTGATAGTATTAACAACGTCTTTGATATTATGGACCGTTGGATCTGCCAATAAACTCCTAGCACCAAGTGCTCTGGGTCCAAACTCTGCTCTACCTCTAGCAAGACCACATACCTTATGATACCTCAGGTATTCCACAATTGAAGCATTAGTATCCTTTTGTAGAATCTTGTACCCCAAATAAGGAGTGAATGGTATTCTTATCTTCTTATGGGCAAGCACTGCACCAATAGCAGATCCAGCATCATCTGGTGCTGGCATAATCCACACTCGTTTAAAGAAGTCATATGCATGTGTGTTTGCAGCACAATTTAATGCACATCCACCCATGATCACAATGTTATCACTACCAGTCAATCGTTTTGTGAGTGAGAGTGCATTGCAGAACAATGCAGTGTAAACAGTTTGAGATGCAGCAGCAATCTCTTCAGGACATGCCTCTGGTTGCCAATCACCTATACCTCTGTGCATATTTTGTTTGCACTCAAAATCCATCCCAATCAATTCATTAAAGATCTTACTAACATAATCACCACCCTTGCCATATGCTGATAGACCCATCATCAGGTATTCTTCTTCATTTGGTTTGAATCCGCAACGCTGAGTCATTGCAGAGTACCAAAGACCAATACTATTCGGATACTTAAGTCTCCAAAGTCGTGTAATATTTTTACCTTTAGCAATCCAAATGCTCATGGTGGTTGTCTCACCAATACCATCAATCACAAGAATGGCACTACTTTGGAACTTGCTAGTGAAGTATCCAGCACAAGCATGGCTGTAGTGATGGTCAATAAACTTATGCTTACAGTCAAAATACTTGGTGAAGTTATCTTGAAATGGCCCTTGACCTGCTCTAATCTGTCGCAACTTCTTCCTAAGTGGTTGCTCATACCAACAGATCAGTTCAGGTTCACCATACTTTAAGGCATGGTGAATCAATTCTTCACAGATATATGGATCGTTCTTCTTTCTGCTAAAACGTTCACTCTGACTGGCAAACATGAGAGAGTCATTAGAAAACACCGCTAAAGCAGCGTTATGACTATTTGATGATATCCCCCATGTTATCATATTGCTTCTCCCAATAACTGACAGGTAGTGTTGGATCTTGTTTGATGTAAGGTTCAGTCTTGTTTGCTGGACACATAGAACAGAACGATTCGTCCTCTCTATTCAAAAACTCTTTTAACTCTTCGTCAGTACAATCTGAACTCAATGGTTCATATTTTAGATAAGGATCCCACTTTTGACTCAGATTATACTTGTTTGCTTGCATAGGGAGATATGCTAACGCGGGGCACTTCCATAACTTACCCTCATGTATTTGCATGGCATGTTTAGATACACACTTCTCCCAACTCAATCTAGGATTATTGTCCTCATATGGCATAAGATTATTACCATACCCTTTATATTGAGGTATCCAGTGAGTATTTGTAAAGTCCCAAAACTCTACATGTACGCCCAGGTCATGCTTCCATTCCTTTGCAAGTTTATATCCTCTCTTGAACCTCCTCACATAGTCTTTATGTTTGGTACTATGAATCGATATCGCTAGATTTGTCTGCGTTGCTAGTAATGCTTGAGGGAGTCTAGGGTGTTTATGTAGGAAACTAGCGTTTGATACTAAATCGATTTTAGTTGATGGGTCAGGATATATCATCCTAACCAAATATACAATCTCTGTTAATTCTTCGTTTAATGTTGGTTCTCCACCTAAGATGACAAATGTATCAGGCACCACCCTTTGACTCCAATTATATAGCCATTCTCTGGCAGTATCTAAAGATAAGTTACCAGAGTGTCCATGATTGGAGTAATGAGAGCAACCCTCACATGTAAAATTACATGCATGAGTTACATGTAGTTCTATCTGCTTAGTCGTAAGTTGCATAGTTAAAGTTAATCAACAGTCTACGATCAGTTGTAGTACATGTTGTAGCAGTATGTTTTGTAGTGCATGGAAATCTACAAAATCTATTCGCAACACTATCACATCTTGTTCCATCTTCAAATAAGGTATATCCATCGTTGGTATTAATGTAGTATATACCAGTCGTTAATGTTTGTGGGAAGTCAGTATGAAATCCTTTAATCAATACCTTTAACTTCTCTGTCCTAACCATACAATTTGCTTTAATTCTAGCAATAGAAGACATACCCTCCTTCTTGATGATTGGTGTCATCAAATTAAATGCAGGACTAATAATACTATGCTGAGCAAATACCAAATGAGTGAAGTGAAAATGATCATCTGGGTCGTTTAATCCAACACATCCAGGGAAGAATACCCAAGGACATGAACCATTCAATGTCCCATCATCATTGTCACCTTCAAAATATGCACGAATATTCTCAAACTCATGTTGAGGTAGATAATCGTCAATAATCTCAATCATAAGTATTCACAGGTAGTAAAGTTAAAGTTAATCAACAACCTACGTCTGGTGTTTGTGCATGTTGTTGCCGTATGTTTTGTAGTACAAGGGAACACAACAAATCTATTTGCAACACTATCGCACTTTTGCCCATCTTCAAACAAAGTGTATCCATCATTTGTGTTGATATAGTATATACCTGTCATCAAATCTTTAGGAAAATCTGTATGGAATCCATCCTTAAATACCATCAATTCAGGAGTCTGTAACATACAATTTGTTTTGATCCTAGCGATCGATGTCATTCCTGCTTTATCAATCAGAGGTTGGAGCAAATGAAATGCTTTTGGGACTAAAACATAATTCGCAGCAAAAACTAATGACGTGAAGTGATAATGCCCATCACCCTTCAAGGTGCATCCATCAGAATATAACCAGACACAAGAACCCTCTAAAGTTCCATCGTCCATCTCACTATTATAAAATGCACGAATACCTTCGTAGTCTTCTTCACTTAAAAAGTCATCATAAACTCTAATCATCAATATAACCAGTAGATTTGAGCATCTCTACAGCAGCATCAAATGACTTATGCAGAATCTGTAAACAAATACACTTACGATTTGTAATCCCAGGATTAGTAGGAATAACTGAATGTGGTTTTGATACGTCCAGAAGATATGCATCGCCAGGTTTTGCCATGAACCTGACTGCCTTCTTCAAGTATCCTTCATGGAATATAGCACCATCAGTCTGATTGTCAATCTGTTGGCGAGGAACACTATCATCAGGAGGATAGTAGAACTGAGTGATACAATCGTCAGTAGTAATATAGAAGTTAATGATTGCCTCAATATCACTATCAGTATGAGGAGGGATCTGATAATTTAATTCCATCAATGAAAAAGTACACTGGGATCTATACTCCCGTGGAATTACCTGCAGAAGATCCTCGTCATTAGTGGTATTGATGTATGAATACTTAATTCCCATAAAACCTATGGGACTATCCAATCCATACTCAATCTTCTTACCAGTTTTGGTATAATGATCGATTACAAACTTCTCATTCAATTTACGAAAAAACATACTGTCTCCTAGGTATAACTGTACTCCCTCCATTCAGGGACATTGGATTCTGCAAGGTCAATAGCAACTGTATTAAATGGTGCTCTTGGTTCCTTCCTGAGATTTAGTTTAGTCTGCTCAAGTAATTTATCACTCTTTTTAACATTGCATGAAGAACATGCGACTACCAAGTTCTCCCAAGTATCCTGTCCACCCTTACTCTTTGGAATAACATGATCAATAGTCAGTCTAGTCGTTGCTCCACAATACTGACAAGAATTCTTATCCCTCTTATAAATCTGACTTCTAGTTGGACGGTTCTGCATAATACTCCTCACGGGAATTCTAATATAATTCAACAATCTAACAACTCTTGAGGATAACACCTGTACCTTATCTTTTAGAACTAACACAACTGCTCTCTTCCAGTTAGTAAAATTAATTGGTTCATAGCTAGAATTAAGAACTAATACTGTCTGGTGTGGTTGTATCTTGAGATGTTCCATACTTGCAAGGGCATTGTGGACATTATATCACCGATACATTCTATCTGACAAGTCTAAAGAAAACAGGATCTCTTCAACAGTGCCATGACAACCCACAGACCTTTGGAGAATCTCTTCTTTTTTTCTTGTTAGATTCATATCCTTCAAGACATGTGGATTACTCTGCAACCAGGCATATTCATCTGGTGCAATGTCATCAAACTGACCCTTGTTTATCTTTGATACTATACTAAAGTATTTAATCCTGTCGGAAGCTCTCATATTTTTGATGGATGCATAAAATCAACAACAATAACACATCTATAATACTTATTGGCAATTTGTTTGGGGGGCATTACTGGTTGATGGTTAATGTGTGAGTGATGAATTAGCAAAGAGTTCTCATCACCTGGAACAATGATCTCCCTATCCTTATTCTCAATCAATGTGCCAAACATCCTTGATGGATTATTAAGATAATATATCATTCCTAAGTCAAAGTTCTCATGACTGTGACTATTCCTATAATTTATATCTAATTCATTCTTATAATCTTCTGGGTTCGTTCCCTTCATCCTCTTTACCCAGTAGGACTGAACCTTATACTCTTTAACCCTAGGATTATTGGTTATTCTTGCATAGTTATGAAGATGCTTTTTAACCATACTAAAGAACACATACCAACTGGTATAGTGCATCAACTTCCTATGTGGTAGTTCATTAGTCGCTTCTACAGATCTATCCCATTTATCCCTACTGGTTCTTAGTTCATCATCAATATCATCTAAAAGATAATCCATATGGTGACGACTGAGCATATTATATGCTCTGTAAATCGTATTACCACAAAAATCAAAATGTTCCACATCCCTATTATCTTTCCAATAAGGATCTGTTGTTATTTCCTGAGGAACTACCCTGTTAATTCTATAGTATTCATCTCTTATGATCTCATCTAAACGTTCAGATGGAGACACTCCTGCTTTTGCTGCAAGTTTTTCTAAAAGATCTAAAAGTTCACCATCAAGTATCATATTTCTTCTTCCAATAACTCACAGGTAGAAGGGGATTAGATGGACTAAAATATTGCTCAGTAGCAGGACACATAGAACAAAACGATTCCTCTCTCCTTGTAAAAAAGTCCTTTAATTCTTTATCATCACAAGTATGCTCAAGAGGAACATATTTTAAATAAGGATCCCACTTCTCAGATAGATTATACTTCTCTGCTTGCATAGGAAGATATGCCAATGCAGGGCACTTCCACAACTTACCTTCATGCAGTTGCACACATAATCTTGATACACATGCCTTCCAACTTGCTTTAGGATTATTATCCTCAAAGGGTTCCATCTTATCACCAAACCCCTTGTATTGTGCCAACCAATGAACAACAGATGGTCTCATCTCAACAGGAGCACCTTTAGTGATCCAATCCTTCATTAATCTATAGATTGGTTCAAACTTATTACGATAGTCTGGATGACTATCATCATGAACAGATACAGCAAGTGTTGTATTAGTTTCTTTTAACGCTACTGGTAAATCAGGATGCCTATGCAGGAAGAATCCGTTAGATACAATCTCAATGTAAGAGTTTGGCCATTTCCTTCTAGTCAGATATACAAACTCAGTAAGATCTGGGTGAAGACTTGGTTCTCCACCCATCAAAGTAATTCTTTTTGGTAAAACTCTTTTATTCCAGTTGTCATACCATTCAGAGGTAGTCTCTAAACTAACCTTACCAGAGTGTCCCTGGTTCATATAGTGAGTACATCCCTCACATGTAAGATTACATGAATGAGTTAAATGCAACTGTAATTCATGAGGTACTTTTAACATTACTGCATATTTGCGGATAAAATCATCCTTCTAACATCAGACTGATTAGTCGGTACATAGTGTGCCAACCCAGATGGGAACATGATTAAAGTCCCTTCCTCAACACCTTCTGGTTCCCACTCTAAAACATTACCATCTTCAAGACTCATAAAAGGACATACAAATGTGGTTGGTCTGTGATGCTCAGGATCATACATTATGTAGCAAACCAGGCTCAAGTTCCCAAGTCCATGATTATGAATAGCATGAGAATGTGCTATGTCATAAGTTTGGAACCAGGCATTACCAACTCTTGGTGCTCTTTTATAGCTGGTCATTTCCCTAGCACCTTTTCTGATCTCTTCAAACAGAATAGTTTCAATCAAGAAATGATAGTTACCCTGTTGAAAATCAGAATTTTGCTCACCCTCATCCATATTGTCCTGAGCAAACTTATCATAGATGTCCAGGAGTTTTTGCTTCTTCTCTTCCCAATTCTCAATCTTTGTTTGATAAAAGGGAATAGCAAACTTCTCAATAAAATTCTTCATTCCTTCGACGATCAAGGTACTCAATAATTTCTGCACGCCATTCTAAAAGTTCATGATAGCACTTCTGCTCATGAGCATCTTGACGCAACTCATGGTCGGGCTTAAGCACACTCTCGTAAAAGATGTAGAATGCATCCTTACGCTTCTCTTGTTTTGTTGTGTTTTCCCAATCCATTTAAATCTCCTTTGTAACTTTGAGTCCACCCACAAAAACCTGTTTACTTTTTGAGTATTCAGACGAGTGTGGAATTAACGAGGAGAATAATAGAACAGTACCCTTTTTTGGAGATACTCTATACTGATTCTCTAGATGAAGAACAGTATGCCCGTCAGAGCAGTCGTTAAGATACAGTATAAAACTATAGTCCTCGTTGTGTTTGTGTGAATGTACTGACATTATACCACCATTAGTGTAGTCTACCATATGCATGTAATGGTATCTTAATATCTCACCAGTAGCTTCTTCAGACTTTCTTAGTAATCTGCCAGTATAGTTATAAAACTTTTCAGGCATCTTAAAATCCAGTAAGTTTAAAGTAGCAAAGCAACTTGGAGATAGAGAGCTCTGTTTATAGTCAATTACTTCAGGATTTGCCATACAAACCTTCAATAACAAAGTAAAATACTCTGTTACTTTTTCATCGACTTCAAACTTCTTGATCTTCATCTACTGGATTAATGTCTACAATCTGAGACACTGGTACTTCATGCTCACCACCAAACAAATACCAGTGTTCACCATTTCTCTCACCACAGTACATAATCTCACTACTAGGGAACTTATTCTCCCTGAGCATTGCCTGTAGTTGAAGATGTACTAACTCAGATCGTGATATCTTCGTCACCATACACCTCCACATACTTTTTAATCAGAGAATCTCGCATATCGTGATATGGTGTAAGATCCAGATCATACTCATCACCAAAGTTCCAGTTATCTGCCTGCTGAATAGCAGCAATAGCAGCCTGGATCATTGTCTTGAGACCTTCCTTGTCACATGTGATTGTCACCAGGGTGTCTGGATGTGGATCAGCGTTCATCATGATACAAAAACAGTTCCTTTTTTGACTTGAGTGCGATGTTTTTTGATAAAGGTATGAGCAGACTTCTCGGTCTTACACACCTTTAGTTGCTTTCCATTATACACTACTACAAGGGATTTTGAACCCATAAGTGGGACAGCAGCATAACCGTCCCTGGTCACAAATCCCTCATCACAATCCTTGTAAAAATTGTAAATTTCTTTTAGTTCTTTGTCAGTGGTCATCCTCTGCTCAAACTTAGGGTAATTCGTGGTTCAATAGTGATTGGGTTATGGTATACCCAGGCAGGAATATATAATCCATCACCTGGGTACAATGTTACCACATTATCATCGTCAAATTTGTATGTCATCCTACCCCTTGACTGCACAATGAGAACATCTTGATCATCATTGTGTCTACCCAGAGTCTCTGCACCTACCTTACGAGAGGTATACATATGCATTGCTTCATATCCATGCTCTTTTAAAAACTTACTGTAAATATTCTGCATGAATCCAGGGATACAACCACAGTCAATACACAGGTCAGTATCATCACTAATTGCCCTGTAAGTCTCATTCTCCTTCTCCAAGTCAATCTGCTTCTGAACATCTAACCAACTGATGTTCGTGGCAAATAAGTATTGCTTCTTATGGTAAGTATATTGAATCATCGTTTGATAGTGGCGATAGCGGGCTGACCCTGTACAAATACAGTGTTGACGACCTTCTCAAGTCGCTTGACTGTGGAGATTCCAACGTTGCTGTAAACAGGAACGTGAACCAGACCGAATGGTTTAGAGTATTGCTTGGTATCACCAGGGATGAGAGTGCCCTGTTTGATACCTTGAATGTCATCCAGGTGCAGACGAATAACACGTCCAACAGACTGACACATCTCAATGACGTTCATCTGACGCATGAGAACAAGAGAAGTCAGACCAGGAACAGAGATACCCTCACTCAGAATAGAGTAGTGGAGAACAACAAACTTCTTATCAGGGTCAGCACCAAAAGCGCGAACAAGGTTGAAGAAGTGCTCACGAGTAACCTTATGGTCATTGTGGAAGGCACCATGCTTGCTGGTGATCCAGAGCAGGTCATAACCTAAAGCACGAACCTCAGACATGAAGTCTGTGGTTGCAAGCATACGCATCATGACCTTTGTATTAGGTGCTGCAATCAGCACCTTATCCATGCAGTCTTCATACTTCAAAGTATCTAGGAGAGTATCACAGTCTCCCTGTGCAGCATCCTCTCCCTTCTCCCTGTGACCAGCAATAGGAATAGCATTGATCTTAGGGGGGAGGATAGATCCATTCTCTACCAACTCAGTAGCAGGCACATTGTAGATGATTCCACCATAGATGGGATCATTCATGCCATACTTGCGATAAGTGGCAGTGTACTTAGGAGTAGCAGTAAAGAAGTAACTGCGGCGAGCACCAGCAGAGATAAACCTGGTAGGACCAAAGAAGTTCTTCTTGATTGAGTTGTGCGCTTCATCAAAGTAAACTACATCTACATCAATTTTAGACTCTTGGATACGATGCAGGGAATGATATGTAGTAAATATTAACAAATGACCAGGGGTATACTCCTGCCACAACCGAATCTCTTCAGGGTTGGTTGTTGTGTGATGCGATCCACTGCCAGAGTGGACATGGAGAACAGCAGCGTTAGTGATATGCTCAGTAAACTCGGCAGACAACTGCTGTGCCAGCAGCAGGCGAGGAGCAACCACCACAATAGTCTTGCGACCAGGGGTAGCAAGCTCACGCTTAGCGTCAGAGATGGCAATAAAAGTCTTGCCCCCACCAGTGGGAACAACAATGATGCCGTTAGACCACTGGGTCATGACATCAAGTGCCTTTGACTGGTGAGGGCGAAGTTGCATGGGTGTCATGGCGATAGAAATATTATACACCAAAAAGACCCCTAGCAGGGGTCTATGTGTCAATTTAAGAATTGGTCAAGAGTCACTGGTCCATCTGTACCATCGAATCGATAGTGATATGTAAGAGCATCTGCACAGACATAGTGTGGATGATTCGTAGGAACGTCAAGTCTCCTACACATCTCTTTATGATTGTCTTCCATCAGTTCAACAGCATACAACATATTATCAATCACATGCTGTTCACTATGGCACTTCTTCAATTCTTCATAAAGACAGACAATGAAATTACCATCACCAGCACAGTTATCCATAAACCTGGAGTTTGGATTCTTCAAGTTCTCAATTGGAATCTCCTGAATCATCTGGTTGATCAAATCAGGAGGAGTGAAAACCTCTTGGGTCTGTTTGATCCTCTCATCAGAGCGATCAAGAGTAGACCCATGAAGTTTGTTGTGATTGTTCTTAGATGGCATTATAACGCTCCAAATATTCTACCTCGTCGCTGGTAAAACCAAATTGGTCAGATAGATTCTGATAGTCCGTGATGTCAGGTACTTCCGCATTTTTAATAGCAGGAGTAAATCCTGCAGTCTTTTTATAATTGTCCACAAAAAACTTGATAGTCGGATTATCAAAGATCGCACTAAGACGATTCCCTTCTTCTTGCGAAGTAATAGGGCACCAGCAATTAAGCATACCAACATATCCATTAGAGATAAACCTCTTTTTGTAAGTGGATGAGAAGGGAACAATAAACTTCAGAACATCACCAGTGGTAGGAACAACATCAGTACGCCCCACTTTATCTGCAGACTTATAGATCTCATACTTGCCATTAGGAGTGTAGTCCTCAGCAGCAATATCCTGACCCATCTTCAGGGGGATCCGAGGATGGTTTGAGTTGGCAATCTTGTTGAGAATAGAATGCTTAAGTGCAGCATCTCCAACCAGAGGCAGACCATCACGCAAATCCCAAGCAAAGGAACCATCGTGAGTGATGACAACAGTCTTGCCCTGATAAGGTTCATTCACAAGATGCCAACGGCAGATAGCAACACCTTCAGTGAAGTAATCACCAGCAGTGTAGTCAATGAGTTTGAGATTATAAACCGTAGAGAAGAGTTGGAGGAACTTCTTACCCTTACCAGTGTTACCAAGCACAGATGCAGGAGTCACCTCACACATATCTCCACCAGGAGCAAGCAACTCAAGGTGTTGTTCAACAATTTTAGTCCAAAGTTTATTGTTCTTCGCCTTCTTAGTGGGGTCGTTGTATGGGGGGTTGGCAAGAATGGCAGTGAACTTCATATTAGGATTAGTATCTACAACATTTACTTCATCACTAATATATTTTACACGATTACGGTGAGCATCGCAACTCTCCCACACGGTGAGATTGCTAGAATCCAGACCACGTTCAAGAAGACGAGCAATGTGAGAACCACTGGGATCCCCAAACATATAAATTTTAGATAAATCTTTACAATCATCAAGCATAGAATCCAAAAGATCTGTGGGAATATGCTTTTGCATTTGTGAAGACACACTGTACTTATCTAATGTTTTTGCCTTAGACTCTTTAAGCTGCATTTTTATAGAAGAACTAAGCATCAGGATTTTGCCATTGATTGCATTCTCACCACTAGGATTTTTGGCAATAACTTTCTCAAGAATTTTATAATGATCGCCAGTAATATTTTTATAAACTTCAGTTTCAATAATAGAGTTGATTGTACACACTTTAATGTCTTCAGAAATAAGATAAGTCATAACAAGAGGAATAGACTCTAAAAGTGCCTTAACCGTCTTTACCCGTTGTGTTTCTGGATTGTCCGATTTTTCTTTATTTTCTTTTTGCCTGGATTCACAACTTTTATTATTAACACCCACATTATTAGTATTAAGTTGGATGTTATCAATCTCATCGATTAGATTTGTTTCCAAAGCAAAATCGGAAAAATCAACATCATTAAGATCAAGTCTACTTACAATATTAGCAAAACTAGAATTTGTATTATCACAAATTGTACACAAAATTTCATCAATCTTATTCTGATCTAATTGGATAAACCCATTCATCCAATCATTAATACTATCAACAAAGTCTACCATTTCATATTGTGCCAATTCTGGTTCAATATCAGTTGCTTTTTGATAGGATTCGGAAATAACACGAAGTCCACGTTCTGCATCAAAATCAATAACATCCCAATCATGATCTGCAGATCCTCCACGAAAAGAAAATTGCTCCCAAAACTCTTTTGATTCTCCTCCACGACAATTGATAACAGTATCAATGTATTTGCAAGTCATACCAAGAACATTAGCACTACATGTAAGAATAAGTGCTTTAGAATTGCGGGCACAAAAATTATTGATCGTATCTTGATCTTCATTAGTATCTCCAGTAACCACAAGAGTTGGAATATAACACTCTACAATTTTTTTAAAGGCATGACACTCACCAACTCCTTTCATCGCCATCATTTGATAGTTACCTTGGAACAAACGATTATTAAGTCGAAGTCTAGATGTTTCTGGTCCATAAAATTTTACAGCGTAAGCACGAGGAAGAGAATCATAAAGAAACTCAGAATCTTTTCCTTTTTTCTTTTCTTTCAGAGTAAAAATATTACTCATGGCATCTGGATCATCACCAAAAATCTTTTTATATTCTTCACATTCATACTTAGCAAAATGAATCCTCATTTTAGGACGAGGTTTTTCAAAAAGTCCCCTACGAACATCCAATTGCTCATGCCAATACGAATATACAAAACTATTCTCATTATTAAAATCAGGAGACAGTTTATCTGCTGTGCCAGTGATTAAAAGAAGTTTAACTGTCTCACCATTGGCAGCATTGAGTTTTTCACGCAAAGTTGTAAATTGCTCTGCCCTACCACCAACGTGTGCCTCATCTAGTGCAATAAAGTCAATTTTATAGTTACAAATTGATTCAATACGATTAGAAATACTTTGAACCGTTCCCCAAAGAACAATATTTACACCATCCTGTTCCATCCAAAACTCAAGATCCTTTTCCCATTTACTGTCTTGAACATTAATAAGTTTAACAGATGGAAAATATTCTTGATCATCAATCCAACCTTCTTCTGGAGAAGTTGTCCGACAACAAAGAAGAGTCAACTTATAATTAGCACTTACGACATGACTGAGTGTCATGATACATTTCCCAGAACGACATTTAGCGTTCAGGAGAAACTCTTTCCAAATTTCCCATGCAGATTTAATTTTTACAAGAAATTTTTCTTGAAAATGCATAAGATTGAGTTCTTTTGCAGGTTCAACAAAAACGTCATCAAACAATTTACGAACAATAAGAGTACAAGTTTGTACAATTTGATCTACAGAATACCCAGTGAGGATAAAGCATTCGTTTGAACCCCTACCAGGATTTGTACGACAATTTGGAAACAATTTAAGTTCTTTATGACCTTTTTTATCACAACCAGATCCAGTTGCAGAAATTCCAAACCAATAAGTTGTATGTTTTTGACCCAAAAGATTCCAATATCCAATGAGTTTTGTATACTCTGGATCATTATGCCGCTTTTCTTTCCTAGAATCAATAGTTTGTCCAAAAAAGAACGCTTTAGTGTCCAAGTTAATTAGCAAATAAATCCAAGTATTAATCTTACCACCACTTAGGTCAAACTCTGTTTGCTTTTCAAGAACAGAAGTAGTCACAGGCAAATGATTTAGAACACAGTCATTATACACCATAAAAAAAGGGGGGCAATGCCCCCCCGTGCCACTTATAGAATTGGTTCAGAAAAACTTAGTGGTCGCAAGCCCACCCAATGCTGGTTTCATCAAAGGATTTGAATCTGCAAGAAACTTATTCCAAGCAGTGCTATCAGATCCTTCAAATGGAATGGCAGTTTTGTGAGTTCCATTAAACTTCAATCGTTTGATACGACAGAAATCATTATAAAGGAAAACAAAACGTGCGACAGCAGGTTCATTACCCTTGTAAACACCATTACCTTGAACAATATCAGATTGCTGAAGGTTCCTTGCGTCAGGGTCAAATGCTTGAGCAGCAGGACCATATTCAGTAAAGAACCACTTCATCATTTCAGAGAATGAATCAATATCATTCTTCTTATCCACATCGTCAATATAAGTGTGGAAAGTCTTTAAGAACAAAGAACCTGCAACAGTAGCATTCCCCTGAACTTCCTTAGCACAATCCCATTTCGTAAATGCAGTGAGATACTTAGTTGTGTATGCTTTTCCAGCAAGGCGAATTGACGTGCTGAGATAAGAATGTGAGGGACAAACAAACTTAGCATTTTCAAGAGTTCCCGCGATACCAATAGAAAATGGTTCAAGATATTTGTATAGATTTACTGCCCACTCTTCTTCAGCATAATACGCAGACTTAAACTTATCATCACCGCTTTGATTAGTACGATAATTACAATCAGTATTGTGATCAAGAGATTCAATACGGATCATCTCTGCATGTGAGATGTTTTTGCGATGGAGTTTCAAAGAGATAACAACTCTGTCCTCAGTATTACGTCCACAAGCATATCGCTTAGATGCACGATTGTTTCCCTTAGTCAGTACGACCCTGAGTTCGGGTCGGCAATATGCAGACAGAGTATCTGCTGCATCATGAGAGAATCCACCACGACTTTCGATGTGACGTTTCTGATTACCATATCGAAGTTCATCAATACGGTTGTAAGTAGGATCACTCCAAAGATCACCTACTCTACCAGAACATATGACAGTGGATCCCTCAGCAATCTCTCCAGAGTTGTACTTTTTAACTACGTCTTCCATAAGAGGAAGACCATCTGGAGGATTGTCTACGGTTCCAAAACCTTGTAAATACACTTTCGTCTTCTCATCTACTTTGTTTTCATAACATTCATAGACTCGAAGCAATTCCTTAAATACCATTTTAGCCTCCTGTGTTTTTGCTAAATTCAAGGTTTTAAATATCGATCGTGTTTATGGGTTGTGATCGATACGAGTATTATAGCACAAAAAAAGGGGGAGCAGTGCTCCCCCTGGTGTACAGTTTAGAGATTGTCCAATCTCTCTGCTATACAAACTCTCCTGATCAGATCTTTTAATTCTTCATTATCCATACATTGACACTTAACTGTCTGTTTCAATTCATTGATCTGTTCTTGCTGTTCCTTGATTGCCTCGATCAGAACTGCAACCATGTTCTGGTAAGCAACTGCCTTAGTTCCATCTGGACCTTCCTTAACAAGTTCAGGAAGAACCTTCTCGACCTCTTGTGCAATTACACCAATCTCGCGATCATCATAAGTCTTACCAATGCGGTTGAAGTATACGCCTCTAAGATCCATGACCTTCTCAAGTGCGTTGGTGATGCCAACAACATTCTCCTTCAGTTTCTCGTCAGAGTTAGCAGTGACAGTGCCAGAGAAGTTGGCATTACCAGCGGCGTTGATCCTGAGTCTCTCTTGTGGATTAGAGACTCCATTCTCCATTGTACCAAAGATCAGACCAAACTGACCAGAAGTACCTTCGGATACGCCCTTGATGTATCCACGCTCACCCGTGTTACCAATGTCATTGCCTTCAAACTTAAGACCACCATATCCATAAGCAGAGTTAAGTGCGGGGTCAGTCTGAACAAATCTGATAAAGTTACCATCATTGTCCGACACATCATTAGTTACAGCAGGGTCAGTACTGACAATGATATTCTCTAAGAATGTAGATATACCAATTGCATTGAAGGTATTAACATTAACCTGCTGATTGAACGTACTTATACCTGTATTAACCAGGAATCCGCCTGTAACGTTCCATATCAGAGATTGCATTCTGAATTCAACGTTGTTCTCAAAGAGAACAGGACCACTGGCATACAAGGAATACCCTGGTTTTGCTGAGGTCGTCTCAATACCAACGTTTGCAGTGGTAGAGATACCAACGCCATCAAATACCCAAACGTCAGATACGTTTGTCAGTCCAGAACCATCGCCCCTGAAGGTTCCACTCCAAAGACCAACATAGTAGTTGTCTGGGTTTGATTGAATAGGACCAAACTTCTTCCAGTTATTATCATTAGTATAGACCCATCCAAGTTCGCCACCAGAATTTGGTTCTGCATCAAAGACAGCATTACCAACGTTACCAGCAATTTGTGGTGTAGAGATACCAACCGTGTATTCTCTAGCAATAGTTTGATCACCCTGGATCAGAACACTATTACCTTCCAGGGAATCATTGACTGTCAACTTCTTATTGACAATCAGAGGACCATTGAATTGAGAGATGATAACATTATCTTTACCACCATCAACCTTGATACCTCTGGTGACAGAGAGTTGTTCGGTCTGATCTACATCAAATCCAACAGCACCACTATCACTAGTAATGTCCTCGCCAGTTACAGTAGGAACTGGTGCATTAGTGATCAAGTCTTGACCAGTAGTACCACTAGTAAACTTATTAACAGTATATGCATTACCCTGGTCATCCAAACCATTATAGAACGGCGTACCAGCATTTAACGATACCGACTGAGACAGAAGTCTCTCAACCTGCTTGAATTGTCTATCTTGTCTCTCTGGAAGAGCGGTAGAGTAGTTACCAGGTCCAAATCCAAGATATTCAAAAGTATGACCAGATGCACGAATAATAGAGTTTCTTCTAAATTCAACTGGCTCAAACTTAACCTTACGCATGACTGAACCAATTGGGTGGTTCTGCTTCTGAGATCCAAAGAGTCCACGGAATACGTCAATTGCAGTGTCACTAGTTACAGACTCACTAATTCTCATGATCTCATTATCGATCACGAGATAGTCACCAACATCCCATCCCATATGAGATGCGTTGGTAACAGTCAACGTATTAAGTGTTGGATCGTTAAGGGCAGTAGCAATGGTTGAGGTAATACCAGCATAAGTTGGAACAAGTCTAGAGGATGCTGCTTCATCTGCTCTATCAATTCCAGACGCTTGAGCATTAACACCTGTCGGATAGATAAATCCACCACCAGTTGGGGTAACAGTTGTGGTTCCAATGCCAATCTTAACTGCAAGACTATTGACATTGTAAACAGTATCAACACTCCAGTGACCATCAATCAGAGAGTTGCCTGCTCCACCAATTACAATGGAGTTACCAACCAACAGACCATGAGAATCAACAGTAGTAATACTGGAGATACCAGATACATTGTCATATGTGATAGAACTGATGCCGATTGCCTCACCAGTTAAGTATGCAGTAACGTCAGAGAAGATAGCAGAGCTAATCTGAGTCAATCCACCAGTATTAATACCAGTGATTGCCGAAGGAGCAGCAAATTGCTCCTTATAGTAAACAGTGCTTGCAGATGCAACATTTATGTTTACATCATCGCCAGTATCAACACTGGTAATTCTGTAGAGGTTATTGTAATCTTTAAATCTATCATCTCTAATGCCATCAATACGCAGAACATCACCAATACTATTGTGAATCTGCTCAACAATAACATGACCTACAATATGTCCTACAGTTGTGCCAATGCCAGTAACTGCAAGTGTGTTACCAATTCCATATGCAGAACCACCATCAACAATCTTGATGTCAGAGATAGAACCTGTAGCATCGATCTCAACGTTAGCAGTAGCATACTTACCAGTTGTAGAACCAGCAAATCCAACTAATTTTGCGTTATAGAGAGTCTGAACACTACCAGATCCATCACCATAATTAGCACCAACACTAGCAATACCAACTCTGGTAATATAGTTTAGACCATGGTCACCAGAAGTTGTTACCGTATGAGCAATTCCAGAAGAAGACAGAATATCTGTTACGTTAATACCACTTACAAAATCCTTGGTTCTCTTGTTAATAACCTCTTTTGTAAGGCTGTTCTTAGGATTATTAACCTCAGTCAGACCAAGTGGTGTTGGTAGAGCAAACGTTCTTGTCTGTTCAGGGTCAGAGATTGGATTATCTCTATCAAGTTGTGGATAGAGATTCTTAAGTGGTTGACTAAATCTAAGATTTTGGAATGGCGCAACCTGTGGTTGGGAATCTGCGGCAACAAGGGTCAAGTGATAAACACCGTCCTTTGCATTGGGAATATACTCTTGTATCTCTTCCTTTCTGTAAACAAACAGCGTGGTGTTGAATTCTTTACGCTCAAATCTAGGAAGATCTACAGTTCTAAGGTTAATGTTGTTGTCAAATAGACCAGGATTAGTAGTGAGACCAACACTAAATGACTTTCTATCTGGAGTTGCAGTGACCTCAAAGACACCATTGAATCCAGTATTACCAAGTCCAGTTGTATTAGCAGTAGATACAATATTCTTGATCTCAACTTTAGATCCTACAGACAAGTCGTGTGGAATCTCAGTTTTAATCGTAGCAATACCAACAATAGCATCCCAATCAGTTCCAGAGATGAATCTTGGGTTTCTGATCTCAGACGTATTGGAAAGAACTACTGGAGTTGTATTCTTAAACTTAGCAACTTCATTATTGGTAAATCCAACAGTAGTACTAGATTCCTGCATGACAAAGGAGTCTTCAGGTGGTCTACCAAGGACTGTAGAATCCTTTGGTACAACATATCTTACCTTATAGAGTCCATCATCAAGACCTCTATTGTCTGGAGTTCTGCTGATGAAGGTTTTTGGTGTTGCTGCACCAAGAGAAGTTGTTCCAAGCCCTACAACAGTGTTGTAGATCTCATTATTATCATTAACAGTAATATACCATTGCCCAATAGCAGTATCGTACTGAACTGGGTGACCAATATCACCAGACTTCTTATCAGATACTCTAGATTCAATCTGAAGAATACCACCCTTACTGTTTACAGTAACAGCAGATGCACTAATAGTATCATTCAGAGTTTGTGCTAATTTAATCTGGTCAGTGTTAATACCAGCAGTAATAGCATAATAAACTCTATTGTGATCCAGACCATCTGGAAGTTCACCATCATCACTAAGGACACGTAAAGATTCACCAGACTTAAACTGGTGACTCTGAGTCAGGGTAAAGATGTTAGAGGTAATACTATTAATACCAATAGAAGTTCTACCAACAGTAGATAACTTCTTAGAAGTTACTTCATAAACACCCGTTCCTTGGGTGTCTGGCATAATAATTTTAGCAGTCTTTGTTTGAGGTACATTGTTCTCATTGATGATAACCTTCAGTTTATCATCAACTTTTGCACCAATTCTATATCCTTCAAGTACAGATTTTGGAGGAACGTTCTGATTGATCTCATTGTAGAGATAGAGTCTATTATCGTTAGCGGCATCAATAGTCTTTTGAACATCAATCGATGCGAATTCAATTGTTACCTCGTCACCACTGATTTTTTGAGGTGGGATGATATGAGTAATATATCCAGTATCATCTCTAGGGAATGCATTATTTCTAAATCCAGAACATACAAGTGCCCTTGCACCAAAGTTAGAGTTAGAGTTTGTAATTGAGTGGTCACCACCAGACTCCGCAACAAAATGGTTCGCATATCCAATAGCGAACACAGACACCAACTGCAAGAATGCATCATTCGATGCTTTGATGTGGAAGTTCTCGTAGTCTGGTTTGTATACTGCAGAAGTATTTGTATGTAAGTTACTTACTGCAGTAGAATCTTCGTATACACCAGAGATTGCATTATATTTTACAAATGCAGAATCATCCTTTTGAAGTCCAATACCAGTGAACTGGGCAACAACCATGGACTTGAATCCATCTGCCTTGCTACCATCAGCGTGCAGACCACACATACCGTATACAGAACGGAGTGAGCAGTTAAAGATGTATGGGGATGCAGAAGTTACAGAGTCAACAACAATATTCAGTGTTGGAGCACCCGCAACAATAGATGGCAGTGCATTTGACGGAGGAGTGGATACCTCATAGTTAATCTTAGTAGGTCCTTGAACCTCACTGATTACGAAGGATCCATTATATCCACCAGTAGGTACACCCTCAATTCTAATTGGAGTATCTACATCAAGACCACCAAGTGCTTCTGTCAGCTCTACTTCAATGGTGGTGCTAGAGTTAATACCATCACCTGCTTTGATGCTGTTAATACCAACATTCTCACCCTTAGATCCAACGATTCTAAATTCGTCAATCTTGGTTTGAATATCAAGTGCTGTGCTTGGGAAGTCTGGAGAAATATCTCTTCCACTAGAAGGTCCAAAGGTGAGACCAATCTTCTCGTAGTAAATATCGAGGTCAGTTCTCTCGGAGGTGTAATTTAAGAAACTATCATTAAATCCAACATTGTTTACACCATCAGCATACTCAAAACAAGTAACTTTGTGGTGAGAATAGTTAGGAACGTACTTTGTCAGTCCATAATCTTTAAAGACTGATGAGTTTGGATTGGCATCAAAAAATGTGAACTGATAGAAGTAACAAGTACCAGTTACACGGAACAAGCAAGTTTGCTTAATATCAGCATCTGCAGGATCAGGAACGAACATCGGACGGATCTTCGTCTTACGAAGGTCCATACCAACAATAGATGTACCACGGGGGATAATTACACCACCGTAGACGGAGTTCATCTTATAAAGATCGTTCTCTGGATCATCAATATCAAAGTTTGCATCTAATGTAAACTGATCTAAAGCATTTGAAGTAGATCCACTACGTGTTAACCAGTTATTACCAGTTAATGGGTTATCATGAATTGGAATCCATCCAGGTCTATTATCAATGACGTGCTCACCAGGATAAACGATGATTGTAGTTCTACTGAATCTATCGTTATCCAGACCCTTCTGATAAGAGAATCTCGCTGCTTCTAAGAGTGCTCTTTGAATAGTCTTGAAGGGTCTAACAAGGGAATTACCCTGATTTTCAATACTATCCGTCGAGTCAATACTAGAAGGATCGACGTAAAGGATATCACCTTTACTATTCTTGAGGAAATTATCTAAGCGACTAAGACCCATTTTATTCCACTAGATGCTTTTGCTATGATTTATTTATTCATTCTCTTTTGCATCTAAAATATATTCTACAGTGTTAGCAACATCATTCATTGCATCCCTAAGGAATGGTCTTTGACCAGAATGCTGTTCATCTGGATGGTTTTTATTATGCCTCTCAGTGCATAATGTCCATCTCCACTGAGACATACCCTCAGAGTACCAGAGATTTATTTTCATGCGTTGGGTTGCTCCAATCGTGAGTGAAATTGCGTATATATTCAATCTTATCCAAGCTATCTTGACTATCGAGAACAAACTCCTCGTTAGCGAAGTGGAGTTTAACTCTAAAAGATAAAGCCAATTCCATAATATGCTCCCTCCTCTCCTTATCATCGGGTAGAGAGAATATACTGAACATCAGTATATGATCAACATTACCTTGTTTGATCAAATATTCCAAATACACATGATTTCTTCCCTCATTGTCTCCTGTCTGGTGAGGGAACGTATATCCCATTCTATTGCAGTATTCTTTTACTGTCAATGTCTGGAAGTACAAATCTATGTATTGAGTTTTAAATCCCTCATATTCTGCATACATGACCACATTCTCATGATCAAGAATGGGAACCCCCCTTGACTGAATATCTGTGTCACCAAGGATTCTAAAGTATGCTCCTGGCCATTTCCTATGAGGTTGTCCACCCCTCAAAAGGACCCTGACATCAATGCTTATTCTGGTCTTGCCAGTTCTATTGGGAACAGCACCATGAATGTTCTCTTGAGTGAACAGCAAAAACTGATTCTGAGTTATATTAACAGGTTTACAATGATTCAAACAAAAGTGTTGGAATCTCTGATAACTCCAGTTCTCTTTGAGACAACCCTTAGTAATCCACCTACTCTTCTCTAGATCAAGTATCTGTAGAGAATTAGATTCATATGCATCAGTAAAAGGTAACCATATTGTTCTCAACCCCAAACCATTACCGACCCATTTACCCTGGTGGAATGGAAGAACTGTACCAACCTTATCTTGATCTGGAACAGTTATTCTAATATTACCAAACCTCTGCACCAAAACATCAGTTGGTAATAGTGGAAGAACTTTCTCAGCAATTAGTTCATCAAATCTTTGATAGAAGTCGGTGTCTGCAATATCCTTGCCAATTTTTTTGACAAGATCACCAACATGCTTGTATGGAACTACTTCATGAAGATATTCCAGATCAACTACATCAGGATAATACTTGCGAATAGAATCCAATATAATATCACGGAAGCGATATTTATTAGAATCATAATTGTATATTTCTGCGTCAAACATAAAAGCCCCCGACCCGACTTGAACGGACGACCTGCTGTTTACAAGACAGCTGCTCTACCACTGAGCTACAAGGGCGTCTATTGTGGTCCCATTGGTGGGTCCACGAGGTAAATGTTACCAGATATTGTTGATCCTTCATTACCAGACATTACAAAGTGCTCTACCCAGGAAGGGAATATAATCATTCCACCAGAGGGAATTTCTGGAATGAAGTCCATTGGAATAGTCTGGGCATACATTCCCCATTGATTCATATACTCCTTCCTAGCAGGATTCATGAACACGGTTTTGGAACATTCAACGGTATCATATATGATAAAACTCCACTGGGCACCAGAATGAATATGAGGATCTTGCCAATCCTCTTTATTATATTCATTCCTCCATACTTGCCCAATAGCAAATGGTTTATCAGAGAATCTACCAATACATTCTGAGATTATAGATCCCAAGTATTCGTAGGACTCATCAGTCAAAGAATCTCCCGAAAGACTTGTATTTACTCCACTCAAAAAAGATGGAGCAAATTTAGGATTGTCATTGAAGTCAATCTTATCTAGATCAACTTGTTCAACAAAAAATGGCACAGAGAACATTGCATGTGGTTCTCTAGAATAATCAAGATTCATCAATCTCTGCAAGTATCTCAGGATTTTCTAATTCCATCTCAAAAAAGCATGGATGGCACTCTTCCATTACTAGGTATCCAGAAGACTGGAATAAAAATTCTGGGGTATAACGAAGTTTATGTGTATCAGCAGCAATTTTACAAGAATAATTTTGTTCTTCTGCTTCTGTCAATTCATCCCAGGTAAAAGGAATACCATTTATAAAGTACATTTTAACTATTCGTTCTGGAGATCCAAGTTCCATTGAATCATACCAGCAGTATGCTTTAGTAAGCTTGAGCTTCGTACTCATACTGTTACCGTTTCCTAATATTTAGTTTTTGGGGGAAGGCGCTCTTTCTACATAGAGTCTTTGGGTACTCCTTCCCGATAGGAGTGGGGGGACTTGAACCCCCACGGGATTAACTCCCAACAGATTTTAAGTCTGGTGCGTCTACCGATTCCGCCACACTCCCAATTTATTCTTTAATACTTGTAAGCGTTTTTTGGCAGCACGAATTGCTTGAGGTTTAAGTGTCCTCTTTTTCTCTTTCTTTGAGTGATGTTGCCAGTTCGGTACTTTCATCGTAGGTTGGCGGGTGAAAAGCACAATACTCATTGAAGGTGATCTTCATCTCCTTCCAGGAGAGATTACAATTCTCTGCTGCTTTAGGAACATTCCACTTTGCAGTGAACAGCATCTCCATCGATTGACGTGTTTCTGGACGCATAGACCTTTTAAATGCGCCAGGTATTCCAACCTGGCAGGTTACGTCAGGCTAGCACTGACGGGCATCGAGAAGGATCCCACTTCTCACTCACATGGGTTGGATTCCAGTTCTTTTTTCTCCTGGAGACGTGAGTACGGACGTTTGCCAAGTCCGTTAAGCGGAGTATCGGAATCGAACCGACGACATCTAACTTGGAAGGATAGCGTTCTACCGCTGAACTAACTCCGCGAGTGTAATCTGTAAGAGATCTAGACTGAGACTTGGGCGACCCCTCAACCGATTACCTTTATATTATACAATGATCAAATAATGTTGTCAACCCTACCAAGGACCACCATATGTAGCATCAGAAGCAATCCCAATAGAAGTATTTAGTTTACCAATCTCAGTATTATTTTTTGCCTCTTGTCTGTAGAGACCCCAGAGAGCAAACTGTGCCTCACTATGAAAGTCTTGGCACCTAGTAGCAACATCAGCATAATCCTGAGACTTAGACCAGACAGAATTATACTGAGATACTAATGAAGATACATCAACTGCTGGTCCAGTAATGTCATAAACAAGACCTAGTTGAGATCCAGCAGATTGATAAACTCTGGTACTGACACCTTTACCCACATTTGATGCTGTCAAATTAACAAATCCTTCACCATCAAATACCAAATCACTGGTGTAATTAGTGATGTTTGGATAATCATAGATCTTTGCTAGATCAGCATTAATTGTACCAAATGCAATCACTTGAGTAGATCCAATCCCAGTGATAGAAGTGTATTGTCCTGTCGTCGTAGCAACTCCTACAACAATAGATCCATATTGTGAGGTTATATTGCTCGTGCTAGATCCATATCTGACAGAACCAAGACCAACATTACCACCTATGGCAATAATATCATTCTTTAGATCATTTCCAGAATTTATATTCGTAAGAGTATTGTTAGTCGTTGCTTCTGCTGGAGGACCATATGTTGCAATGTCTTTCTCAGCACGGGCACGCCTATCAGGAATAGTACCATTTGCCTTAAGAAGATCATCTCTATCTTCAGATAATCTATCTACTACAACTCCCATAAGTTACTCCTACAAGTTGATGTCCTTAGTGCTCTTATCACCGCGTGCATCATAATCATAACCAGATATAGAATACTGAGCATCACTGCCAGGATAATCAGCAGGAGTTTCACCTTCATATTCAACAATCAAAGGTTCTCCATCAATTCTAGCTGCCCATACTTCATAGAAGCAATAAACATTAGCACCAGAACCAGATCTAACCTTGATCACTTTACCCCATTCAGGAATTTCTCGATCCACAATGAGATCCTGAGAATATCCAATCTGAGTCAAAGTAACAGTAATTGTGTTTGGATCGATCAATCCTTCCCAATAAGAAGGAAGTTCAATAACATTTTTATCCTTCAGTGTTCCTCTAATATAAACACCTGCTTCTGGACCTTCAGCACAAATGTGTCTCAATCTATGATTTTCCCTATTGGGATGTTTAATGTCAAATCCCTTCCAGGATTGAACGTTAATATTCCCATTAAATGTTGGTGCCTTGATTGTACCACTAGCAGTAATATTTTGATCTGCCACAAGGTTACCAACCTTCACATTATAGTGAATCCATGGAGTACACGCCTCCGCTGGATAATCAGGATCACCAGTGCTGGACTTCAAAATATAATCATACTTAGATGAAAAAGGACCAGATACTCCTTCATCAGCACAGTTAGTAGTATTACTCTGTTGTGGTGTAAATTCTGCCATGTCTACCTCTTAGTGTCATAATGATAACCAGATACCGAATATTCATCGTTATTACCTGGATAGTCTGCGGGAGTTGCACCCTCATATTCTGGAATTAGTTTCTCACCATCTACTCGCTCACCATATACATGATAATGGCAATTAATTGGTCTGGTTGAATGGAGAAATACTTTATTATCTTCAATAGCATGAATCATGATATTGTTATTACTACCCACAGGGGTTATTGATACGGTGATAGATTCTGGATCAACCAATTCTCTCCAATAATCAGGCAATTCAATGATGTGATTATTCTTCAGTTTACCCCTTATGTATACGTCATTTGTTGGTCCCTCAGGACAAGTATGACGTAATCTCCATCCCTCTTTTGTTGGGTGAGGAATGTCAAAGTTCTTTTTAGCAGACAGAATATGTCCGCCACAACGAGACATGACCTCACCCTGAGCAATGATATTCTGTCCTGCATTAATGCTAGCATTAGTATCAACTACACCCAAAAATGCTGTAGATCCTCGAACAGCAAGAGAATATGGATTGTTAATTCCTGTACAGAGAGCACCAGGAATCAAGGGAGGAATTATAATATCGGGATTGATTGCTGGTCCAATATTTACATTGGCCAGCAAGAATGGTGGAATCTCACCAAAAACTGCTGGAGATTCAATGTAAGCACCTCCCCTAATTTGAAGAGGACCTTTACCAAGAACCATGCTGGGGTCACCTTCTCCAACATATAGAGTTTTTTTAACTTCTAAATCAGGTACTTTCATTATAAAAATCCTCCTCCTCTTTGTTGAGATTCAAATGCAGATGTTCCTTTAGATGGTTTAATAGTAGTTCCAGAATCAGCACAATCAACCAATCCACCGTAAAAATTAAGAGCAGCGTTGCCAACTAACTCACAGGTTCCAGAAGACAAAAATTTTGCCATGGCATCACCATTAACTTCAATATTTTTAGATTTAATAGTGATCTTTTCGTTAGACTCAATGTTGATATGTCCGCTGGAATTAGTAGGACCAGTCGCTTTTATATCAACATTTCTTGCATCTAATCTAATCCTACCCTTTGGTGCCTTGAATATTATATCACCTCTTGCCGCAGTTACAACCATAGCGGTATCATTAACTGGATCTTCACCACAGTGAATTTGATAAACACCAGGACATCTGTTAATAGTTCCTCCTGCCATCGTTCCAGAGGACATGAACATCATGTAATGCTCAGATGACTGTCCTGGAGGACCATTACGAACTAGAACTCCAGCATAAGTGTTGTTGGGACTTATATGCCCAAACTTAATATGACCGAAGTCGTTACCTAATTCTATTGGGTTATGTATTTTTGGTGACATTTTATATTATACCTTTAGTATCCATATCCGCCGCCACCAGACGGTGGTGGTGGGGTTGGGGGTGGTGGAGACGGCGATGGTGGCGGCGGAGGTGGTGGTGGAGTTCCAGTATTTGCATTAGGAAGAACAGTTCCTGTAGAAGGTGCTGTCATAGTTCCACCACTAGATGGAGTAGGAGTTGCTGTAGATGGTTGAGTAGAAATAGGTAAAGTTGGAGTTGCAGATCTTACTACTTGTAACAGATTACCATTTACCCACTGGAATCTATTATCATAGTTATCCAAACTCTTAGCAACACTATCCCACACCAATGGATGTGGTCTTTGTGTATGCTGAGCACCAACCATCTTCACACCTCTGTGTTGATGTGTTGGACCATAGTATGGTTGTCCGTTAATGTAACCTGCAAATTCATCGTTGGCAACAATACCAACACAATTTACTATAGATACAACTCCACCAAGAATAGGATCATCTGGAACCTCACCATCGGTATCGTCACCAATTCTATCGACACAGAATACTGGTCTTAATATGGCATTATATCCTGTTTCAGACTCAACGTAAATTAGCGGTCTCTCAATAAAACCCTTTCCTGCTTTAACAATCCTTATTGACTGCAATACACCAAAAGGTCCAAATGTAGGAACGACTTCTGTTCCATTACTTGGTTCAATAACAACTCTATCACCATCACTATAATTTATACCATGATTCTCAATATTGATACCACACAAATACAATACTGCAGGATAACTTCCAATATCTAATGTTGGGAATGCATCAAACTCCGTTGCACCATTTGGTCCAGTTCCAGGAAGAACAGTTGTTCTTCTAAGTCTTGCAAGTCTTTCTTCCTGAGTCTCTCCAGTAGGAAGTCTGCTTCCAGGGTCTAACGTATCACGACCACCTGAACCTGGAGTTTCTCGGCCACCTGGTCCAATAATCGGCACTCCACCCTCAATAACTGTCCTGTCACCAGGAGTAATTACAGTATCACCCTCTCTTACATCAAGATTTTCATCGGTAGCTCTTTCTGGTGGGAATTTTTCCCACCTACCATCTGCTCTTTTGATTACAGTATAATCCGCTGGTGCCCAAACTCTACCATCACCACCAAGATCACCATTAGGTCTAGATATAAATCCACCACCTTCATCTTGAACAATAACCTGCACAACTTTAAGTGTAGGATCTCCAGTTGAAGGATCTATACCACCATCAGGTGCTGTTACAACTTTGGCGCGGACTCCACCTCCTTTACCACAATTATCTTTAATTTGAATATTTGGTGCTTTTTTATATCCCAGACCACCAGCAATTAAATCAATACCTAAAAGTGATCCAGCAGCACTAACAATTGCATTCCCCTTAGCACCAGATCCACCACCACCCCAGAAGGTCACTTGAGGTGGTCCACAGAACACAGGACCAACATTACATCCACCCGCAGACTGAGCAGCATCAGCAATCAAACCATCAAAATCAATAGATGCAAGATTTTCAATATCTACCAATTTTGATGCTGCACCAGCAACGCCTTTTGCTTTATTAATGATACTATCTAAATCCAAAGTTATTGGTGGAGATCCACCATCAAAGATATTCCACTCCTTAGTGTCTGGACACTCTTGTTTTTCTTCACAAGCAAAGAATCCAGCGATTTCACCAAGAATACCAAGAATGGATCCAGCGATACTAAATGCACCGCCAAGTAAAGAAGATATATTATTGATAATAGAATTGATAGCTCCAGTAAGAGCACCAAGAGTATTGCCTAAGAGACTACCAACAAAATTTTCAACAGCACATGCAGGAACATTAATGTAGCGATCAAGCATCTGAGACAAGAAGTTGCCAACCATTGCCTTAAGGTTGCCAATCATTTTATTGAACAGGCAAGTAATCAATTCAATAAGTGCATCCTTAGCACCTTTTGCCTTATCTCTATCTGGAGGATTAATAAGTTCAATTAATTTTTTAGTTTGTTCGTTAATCTGCTCCTCAACAAACTTTCTAATATCTTTAAATAAGTTTTTTAACCCAAGAGATATGAATTCGGATGCCTCGGCGGACTTTTCTTGTATCCACTGCTGCTTATCAGCAATCCACGACTGAGCAGCAGTCTCCCACGTATTTAATTGATCGGTTGCCCTCTCAATCTTTGCGATGAGTTCCTTCATGTAAATTCCAATGGAACTCATTTCATTTTTATCACACTCTGTAGGAGAAGACAGAGGAACAGCAGGTTCCTTCATCATTGTCTTATCGCTAAGAGACATGATATTTGGAAGGGTCATTCCCTCCAAAGGTTTACCTGCTAAAGCAGGAATAGAGTAACTAGCAACAGTGTCCCAATCCTTATATCCACTATAAGGAATAAATCCGTTATTATCTGGTTGTTTTTTAGGTAAAAGGAGTTGATCATTATTTGGTACAGTGTAAAGATACACTGGACCTTCTTTTTTTGCAGGGTCTTCCCAATAACCAACAATCTTAGAACCTTGAGTGATTCCTGGTGTTAGTCCCGTTCTTTTATGACCAGACCCTGCACTCGAAGAACCGATTACAACCCAAGGGAGTTGGTCGTCGGACTGTACATTTTTATCTGGAGAATGGACACCTTCTATTCTAACTTTAACCCTATATCCCCAGTTCTTAACTTGATCACGAGATCCAACGAGTTCGTCATCTCTCGCCCAAACTTCTCTGGGTGCAACAATTCCTGTCCAAAACATGGAGGAACTGCCTTCATCATAAAATGGGTGTGTTAGATAAGTTGCCATCTATATAATCAGTTATCGTGAATCTTGCATTCAAGTGCGGATGGATTTTGATCACAATAAAGTTCTAAAGGACTTGGATCGTGGTGATCCCCCGCCTCAATCTCTTCTTTATGATGCTCAACCCAATCTTCGAGGTCGTGCAATTCTTCCTCGACATGACGACGCTGCTGTGGAGAAGTGGTAGGATCCTCAAGGATCTTCTTATCCTTCTCGATGTGTGCTTCGATGTTTTCCATGATGGTTTATCGAGTTGTTGATTATTTATTAGTATAATTCCAGATAATCATCTGGATTGAAGTTAGGATCATCATACCCAGCATCTAGATCAACATCGACTTCTTTACCAACAGATGTCCTATCTATAACGTTTCCGCCAGTGTCAGTAGTTCCACTTGGTTCCCAAGTGCCACTATTCCATCTATTTACGAGGTCTTTCTCCTCTGCCGATAATCGTTTTGCAATCTCTTCATCAGTATTACCAAATTCAGAGAATGGATTAGTATCCTTAGAACCAAATATACCCCTTGGACTCTCTTGACCCGCTAAAGCAGGTTTTGCAGCAGTCGCAGTACTTCTATTTGGTTGCCTACCATACGAATCCCTAACTAATCTCATTTTAGTTACGGTATGCTTCTGCGTCAAGTGAGTACAGATATCAGCGACGATATAAAGACCACTTAACTCTTTATCAAAATCATCTCCTTTCTCCATTTTAGCATCTTTTTGAGGAAAATCGGCATGAACAATAGAGCCTGCTCTTAGTGTATAGTCTCCTGGAACTGCAATAGTAATATCTAAACTGAATAACTTATTGTAGGTCATAGCACTTTGCAGTATGACTTCATCCAACTTCAGATTTGGTTCTGTTGCCTGATCTACCTGCTCCTCTACAGATCCTGTAGGAAGATTTCCAACGTCGTCTTTCTTCTTAAATGTTTTTGATACTGTGCTTTGGAACAGTTCAAGAAAATCTTTTGCAAGTTCTGGTACATCTATTCCACCATGTACCTTCTGCTCATCTGTTGTTATCTCTTGTGCTTTGGTATTATATACATGAGAATATGTGTTGGAAGTCTGCAATGATGACCCGTATGCACCAGAATGTAGATTTTTAGACACACTTATACTTTGATCTGCATCATACCTAATAATTTTTGCCTCATATCCTACAGGAAGTTCTGTACTATTGTTATAGATATACGCTCTGGCACCCTCAGAATCGTCAAATAAGTTATCAATTGATCTAAAATTAAATCCATCATAAGTTTCAAAGAAGAGATATCCTGCACTACTCTTAGACTTTGCAGACACTCCTCTAGTAGCAATCTCTGCTATCAATCTAAATGGTTTTTTACCTCTACCTTCAACATTAAATTTATTAGCGGTAGTATCAAGAATAATATTCTTTTTAGTTTTCAATGAATCAGTAAGAATAGAATTCGCTGTTGCACTAATTTCACCATCAAATCTACGATAAACTTCACATGCTGCAAGATCATTAGCAACTGCTTCTAATGAGAACAAATCAATAATATATGTCACCCCACTTTGAGATGATGTGATATTCCTTACCTTCTCCACATATAATGCATTATCACCCTCATACTTCAGCTTATTACCATAAGCATCTTCTATTGTAAGATGTACCTTCTCTGAACCAGATAATTTTAAGTATTGAATTGCAGATACTGCCTTGTCTCCACCACCAACTTCATGTCCAGAATCTGCAACTAAAATAGAGAATCTTACTGTTGGTTCCAATATACTCTCATAATAATCACACTCAACAACACCAGCAGAAATATCTTTGCTGCCATTTACTTTATTAGAAAATATCTCAAGTTTTGAGATATTACCAGAATTTGTTGCTAAATTTGCTGTTGGCATGGTAATTATTAATTACTTAAGTATTTAATCAAGCAGTTGCAGATATAACTTGAGTATCCTTAGGAACAGATCTATATCCTGTAGTCCTACCTCTAGAATTCTTAATGGGAACTCTCACATACTCAGTCTTCTCAATTACTGCAACAGTTGATCCTGCCTCCTCATAAGAAGTCTGCTGTGAAACCTGAGAAGCATTATTTGTTGGTGTATTTGTGGCAATTTGTGCTTCAGTATTAGCACCATGAGTATTAATCCACTTACCAGGATCAACATAACTACTAAACTGACCGTTTGCTGCAGGAGCAGAAGTAGATATCTCCCAGTGAAGGTGTGGTGGATATGTTGTCAAACTACCAGAACCAGATCCACCAACATTGGCAAGTAATGCACCTGCTTTAAATTTTGTACCTGGACTCAATGCAGGAGGTCTATCTAGGTGACCGAAGAAGTGATATGCACCGTGCGGATCGTCCTTCCATACGACCCAATATCCATACCCACCATCTAAAGGACCACCAAGTTGAGTGTTAGAGTGAGTTACCTCACCATCTAGATAAGCATACATTGGTGTTCCAGGATCGGCACCAACATCATATCCCCTGTGATCAGAGTTAGTGCTTGCTCGGTATCCTTTACCAGATGTAATTACAATACCACCTTTAGATGCCTGCGCTTCAATATCTGACTGAGCAAAAGGACTATATGATATATCAAGTCTGGCACCTGCCTGACCATCATACTTAACAGATCCAGATTGACCTGTAAGACCAGCCAACTTATCAGATCCACCCAATGTTCTACCAGCAGAGGGCAATCTAGCTCCAGGAATCATTGGACTAGAACCACCAGTAGTTCTGGTAGCAACATTACCACTATTGTTATTGTTACTTGAAGGTTGTCCTGCTTTTTTACCTTCAATTCCTCTAATTATATTTAACGCCTGTGTGGTATCTTTAGTGACCTCTTGTAAAAATTGAGTCTCAATGACTCTGGTCAAATCTCTAACTCTACTTCGTTGTTGTGATGGTGTCTCAAGAATATATCCACCACCAACTAACTTTTGAAGAATGGTTCTGAGTAAGTTTACTGGAGCAGGAATAGCAGCATCAAAGAACGACACTAAAGACCCAATTATATCTTTAAGTGTCTTTGCATCTGGTTTTTTACCTGCAATAAGATCAGCACCAAGTGCCATGATCTTACTTATTATGCTTGAATTAGATGATCTTAATTTTTTAATACCATCTTGAATCTTTTTAAATGGACTAACATTCTCAGCAACGTTACCCATAAAAGAGAACATTCTATTAAAAATACTTCCCCTTTTACCCTCTGCCTTACTAGCAGCTTTTTTACCAACCTTCATATGAGTATCAGATGTTGGCATCACTCTCTTTATTCGGGCATTCATTGCCCTCTTTTTACGTTCTTCTTCATAATCTACGCCAACTTCACCACCCTTCTCCTTCGCCTCAAGACCAGCCTCCTCAACAGCACCAGCATCTTCTTTGCCAGCAATAACATTATACAGACTGACACCAATCTGATCACCAATAACACCACCAATTAATCCACCAATAGTTGATCCAGCACCACCAACGATCAAATTACCAACAAAAGGAACAACAGATCCAACAATACCGCCGATGGCACCACCAAGGAATGTTCCCAATGCTTGTCCAACACCAGCACCAACAGCACCTGCTGCTGCTTTACCCAAAGGTTCTTGAAGAATAAATGCTCTTACACCAAAGTCAATCAGTGGACCAACAATTGGAATCTTGCCAGCGATCTTTCCTACGCTTGTCTTAGCGAACTTAGCACCAAGACCAGTAGCAGCGTTCTTAGCTATCTTAGCAGTTGACTTTTGAGCAACATTCTTAGTAAGTCTCTTTAAATTTTTTCTGCCAAATCTATCAGCAAACCTTCTATCACCAAATCTACGACGGTATCTCTGCTGAGCAGATGTACTGGTTCTTCTACCTTTTAAATCACGTCCTGGTTTTCCACCTAATTTTGATTTACCAATTCCAGCATCATTAGCAGCGGTTGCTCCAATCATGACGGCAATCAGTGCCAGATTCATGAATTTGGTAAAGTGACCTTGGAAGTCTTTAAATTTCTTCAGTCCATCATCACCAAATAAATTTTTAGTTACCTCTTCTACTTTATCCTTTACTTTATATCCAAATGTAATTGCTGTCACCAACTTGTCAACAAGTCCACTGACAACATCACCTACAAAAGTAGCAATAGGAGAAATAAATTTAATAAACTCTGCAATTTTGGGTGCAAGATCAACAAGGAGCACCAAAAATCTACCCATAATTACGGTGCCCAAAAAGTTTCTAATATTATCTAAAAATCCAGACTTAGGGATCTTCAGTCCTTTGGGCATCTTTATACCAAATTTTTTCTTCTCTCTCTTCTTCTCACTCTCCGCACGAGAATCCTTCTGACTCGTTCTTGCCTCGAACCTCATCGTGTCCTTATTGAGTTTTAATGTCTTACCAATAATCTTCTCAATCTTCTTTGTTGTTACTCTAATGGCAGCAACATCTTCTTCCAATGATGGTTTTGTGTCTCCCTCATCATCTGGAGTAGGTTGTTTTACAAGTGCCCCTCCAGCAGGTTTCTTGTAAGGAACAAGAGTTGCTGTTGGTCTTGTTGTTGCAAGTGCTCCACCGCGACTTGAAGGTAAAAATCTATTGGTATT